ATGTCGAAAACATTACCTATTCAGCAAGTACAATTCCGTGGGGAACGAGACCGGTTCCTAACGGAAGGTGGCGGAGGCTCCAAGCTGCCTAAATGGGTCAACGAGGAAAATATAAGAGCCAATATTCTTAGGGTCAATGCTCACATAGCCGAATTGGAACATGTCTTTGAAAAACGAGATGAAACATCTTTGCCAATCCTGACTATAGTTGATATCAACAAGGAAGCTACAGCGAAATCGCATAGGTTCGCCATACATTCCATGGTGGATGTGAACAAAAAGCGCAATGTCTTGGGCACGACTGACGTTGGTAAACTGCTTGTTAAAATAGATACAAGAACCGATTTAAAGGCGATTGCTGAGAAATTTAATCCGGAAAACAAGAATCTCAGCAAGAATCTGCAAAAAGGATTGGCTGCTGTTGCGAACATCACTAAATATGTACCTATAATCGACACTTCCATTGAATCTGCAGAAGTCTTGAAAGTTCAATTAGCCGATTATTTAAATTCGGAGATGAATCTACGCTCCAAGAGGTTATTGCTTAATTTCTGCAGTAAGAATAATGTCGAAGTCGAAGAATTAAACTATGCGAGTGAACTGCGGTTATTCAAGTTGAAAAATATCTCCAGGGAGAATGCCGGTGAACTTGTTGGAATGGATGGCGTGCTGTCTGTCAGAAAAATGCCGACTATCGAATTTCAGGCGGCTCCGGAACCGGAAGATAGTGAAATAGAGATAATGCTCCCTCAGGATGGACAGGATTATCCCATAGTAGGTTTGCTTGATTCCGGTGTAACAGACATAGAATATATGCGTCCGTGGCTGTTGAAAGAAGAAAATGTAGCTGATCTACTACCTGATGAAATAGATAAAAGGCATGGTACGGCTGTAGCCAGTATCATTAATTATGGTGATTTCTTGGAAAAAAGAGACTTGACACAATGCGGACCTTGCAAGATACTTAGCTGTATCATCAATGGGCAGACCCGGATTTATGAGAATGAACTGGTGATGAACATACAGCAAGCGGTGGGACGCCATTCTGACGTTAAAGTATGGAACTTGTCACAAGGAATAAATGCCCAGATAGAAGACAATCGTTTTTCTGATCTGGCTGTAGCGCTGGACAGCCTTCAAAAGCAATACAATATATTGATATGCAAGTCTGCTGGAAATATTGACAATCCAGCCGATACCAGTCAATCATTCCGGCTGAACAAAGGGGCGGATTCTGTCATGAGCCTTGTGGTCGGTTCGATAGCTCATGCAAAAACGACGGAACGGGACGCAGAGGAAAATGACAGGAGCCCATTTTCTCGTATTGGTCCAGGGGTGGAGAATCATACCAAGCCTGATCTTGTCCATTATGGTGGAAACTGGGATACTCACATTTCTGCTTTTTCTATTTATGGCAGGCAGTTCTGTATGTGTAGTGGAACCAGCTTTTCCACACCACGGATCGCATCGTTGGCTGCAAATATTCAATATCGGTTAGGCGTTCCTTTTAATCCGCTACTGATTCGTGCCATTTTAATACATAATGCTTTTTATCCTTCAAATATAGCTAAATCAACGGACAATTTCAAATACGAGATGGGTTTTGGTCTCCCTGCCACCCTGGACAACATATTATTGAACGATTCTGACGAAAGCACGATGATATTCTGTCATACAATGGATAAGGGTATAGATGTCCAGTCGCTGGACTTTCCTTTTCCGAAGAGTATGGTTGACGATGAAGGATACTACTATGGGGATATTACTGTTACACTGGCTGTTGATCCTGTATTGATGGCAAGTCAGGGAAGCGAATATTGTCAAAGTCAGGTGGATGTTTATTTAGAGACGTTTACGGAAGTTGACCATGCAGATCTTTCACAATCATCAATGATGAGGAATGAAGAGAGGATGTCCAAGGATTCTGCCAATGTATTGAACGACTTGTATTATAAGAAAGCCGCCTTTAAGGCGGAAAAAGCTAATGAAAGGATTCTTATTGAGAAAGGAAACAAGTATCAACCGATTAAGAAGTATCATGTGTCATTGGGCGACATGACACCTTCCAATAAGAGGAATATATTGCAACAAGAGAAAAAGTGGGCACTGAAACTTGTAGGACTTTATAGGCAAGCAGCTGAGGTATCCAGAGAATTGGACGGAATAGACATATCGCAAAAGGTTGTTTTGATAGTGACTATAAAAGATCCTAAGAAAAGAGGGGTTATCTATAATGAATGTAAGAATTTGCTGGCAATCAGAGGTTATGCCCATAATGATATTGAGATTAGAAATACAATACAGATAGAAAACAGTGCTTCTGAAAATCTATAAATGAAGATTCTTTATCTTTATAGGCAATAAGAGTCACCTGCTTATTTAGCAGTGGCTCTCTGATAATGAAGCCTATGCATTGCCTATTCAGTCAGGTGATTTTATAGCAAACAGACCGATAGAATATTGGATTCGTGGATATTTCTACCATACTATAAACAAGGTTATTGGCCATACCCGATATTTTTGCAACCAGATGAGATATATTTCTAGCAATGAGGGGGACATAGCTTTCAGTATATATTAAAAAGAACAATCCTGTCATAAATACAACCGATTTATTTGCCGGAATTATACTTCCCACAAACAGATCGGTGCCCGAGTCGAGAACCGGTAACCGGTTACAAAAGCCTGGGGTATACCAGTTTTCCTTCGATACCGCAGGTTTCCAGAACGGCAGTATTTTCTTTGTTGAAGGAGATCAGGCAGGATGGCGCCCCGGCAGTGCCTCCCTGCTCTCCGGTGACATGATAGAACCTGAGCCGTCCCTTGATGAAAAGTATTGTGTCCGCATAAGGGAATATCAGTTCATGAAACAGCCGGGTGTCCGTGCGGGCAAAAGTGAGCGCAATAGCATTCCGGTGCTCCACACATTTACGGATAAAGCGGACAATCAGTGGCGTGTCATAGGGAGGATTACAAAACACCCGTCCGAACCATGGCTGCCGTAACCCGTCATCCTCGACGGTGTAGTGATGCCTCGCCGTATCCCATAGACGGTTTACCGGTGAACACGGGTCCAAATCGAATTCTCCCAACCTGTCAAGCAAACAAGGAGGTGTAAGCCATTCATTTTTTCCGGTGGAAGATTTTCCTTCAAAGGTCACATTCATGACAAGTCAGATTGTATCGCCGTTACCTATCTGGATATCAAACGGATTCAAGTCGAACTCATGCGTGATGTTGGTATCATCCTGCTGCGACTCAAGACAGTCCTCCGTAAAGATACATCCTTTGAGTGTCACCGTTGTGGTCGTCCAGTCATCACTGGCCATGGGGTTGGCAAAGCTGATGATCAGGTCGAACTCACCGATTTCGAGCAACGAGCCATAGACTGAACGCAACAATTGTTGCGTGGCATAGTCCATTGTGATACTCGCCGTATAGGTAATGTTTCCGAATCCGCGGCTGACAGGTTTTCCACCCATGCCATAGTTACTTTCCACCTTACGTTTTTTCGACCATTTGATAGCGGACACACCTTCAAGGGTCGTGGATCCCTCGTCAATTCCCAGGGCGGTCGATGACAGGGTTATCATAGACCATGAATATGCCACATTATTAATTATTGCCATTTTCTATGATTTGTTTGCGGTTAATGAAAGTCCTTCCTCTACATAAATCTCCACAGCCACCCCGACAGGCACAAGGACATAGGAGATGCGGAGCGTATCGTCCACCAGTACATTCTGGTTCGGATCGATAGTGACAGCATATCCTGAAATTTCCTGTGCCGCCTGCATCTTGGCCAATATATCCCCGATGAGTGTTTTGAATGCGGTGATCTTCGACGGGGCAAGGAACCCGGTTGAAGGATTGACCATCAGCGGGGAATTCACATACGGCAACAGTGCGGCACGCACGGCTCGGCGGCTCTTGTTGATAGTACGGTTCCTTGCGATAGTGCGGAAATCACCCGTTGAGCAGGTCTGGTCCTTTGAAATATAAATACCGTTCTCACGGCCGGCGTACTTGATGGGGAAAATATAGCCCTTGTCATCAAGTTCGTCAAGCAGTGACGGGGACAACGACTCATACCGGTTCAGGCTGATAAAATGTTCCTCCGCCTCGTCAAGGCTGATATCACCGAACCCCAGCTCTATCTCCTGAAAATCATCCGTGAAGAGGTTGAACTGTTTGACCCATGCTATGGATTCATGGACGTTCGCCTTGGCAATGGCACCCATGACCGCGCCCAAGAATCCTACCGGTGTGTGATTCTTGTTGCGCATCTGCATCGTGGAGATCTTTTCGTGATGCGCCTGGCCGAATATACAGCTGATACGACTTGATTCACAGATACATGACGGTATTCTATTCAAGTCAATCTGACGTCCCTCAGTCGTGTCCGCCCCTGTATTGGATGGATTGGCGGAGAGTATGAGTGACAGGGGCTGGTTCTGTCCGGCAAGCCCTACAGCCACATCATTAAGCCCCTTTACCAGGTTGAGATTGTACTCTCCGGAAGTCCCGTTCGCTTTCCACAGCGGTTGTTCCGTCCAAATTCCCATCTGGTTGATCATGCCTCCGGCGGCACGCTGCATGATTTCGAGTGCGTCCCAGTTTGCAGAACAGTCAGCAAACATCACATAGAGTTTTCCTGAACCGTTCAGATTGCCTGACATCCGGAAAAACTCACGGATATGGTAGGCAGGAATACCATGTAGAAAATTGACGTTCATCTCCTCCTCGTCGGTAGCCTCCACACGCTCAACAATACCGAAATCCTTAACGGCGGACTTGAATGAGGTGATGTAGCATACATCTCCCGGGTTAAGCTTCGTTTCATTGGTTTTGCCATACCCTTCCGTAAAGAGTGTGGGTTGGAGGGAAATATCAAACAATAATCCCGTCACCTTCTCGTTGGAAGAACCGGTCTCGTAAGGGATATTGCCGTCCACATCCTTGATAAAGACATTGCCGAGTGCCATTATGGTTTTGTTTTAAGTTCGTTATAAAAAGGGTTTTTGTAAAGTACAGCCCCGCCTCTGACAGTTGCCGCCGTGTCCGGAGTGTAGGTTCCACCATGCCTGTCGATATACAGGGACGGATATGCAGGGAATTTTTCCAAAAGGGCCAGTATATACGGGTCTGCCGCCTCGTCCTCCGTATTCCCTGTATTCTCAGCCGGGACGGGCCGTTTGTCTTCAACCGTAGCGGATATTTTCTCGGACGTTTCCGGTATTGCTTCCGCCGGAAGTTCCGGTGCGGCAACCTTGTTGCCTTCTTTTTGAGGTCCCTCCTCCGTATTTATTTTTTTTGCCATAACAGTGGAATAAAAATGGGGAACGGGGCTCTGACCTCCGCTCCCCGGGTGGATATTGAAAAATGAAGAAAGGTGTGTTATTCGCTCTTTTTGTAGGCGGTATGCACCACGATCTCCGCGGGACGGACAATGTTCACGTCCATTTTCATGCGCATCTGGAAAAAGAACAGTTCGGAGTTGGCCTGCAACCGGTCAATTTTCAGAATATCCGTATCGTTGGCATAATCCACCCCCATCCAAAGATTGGAGTCCATCCCGGTGGAAAACTCGCCGAGCACCGTCGTATGTTCGGGAATTCCCACGATCGGGATAATCCTCTTGCCTTTAAAGCGATAGCGGTTGACCTCGGTATTTTCGGAGTATTTGACCTGTTTGTCCGAGATATACTGGTCATACGCGTCCCAAGCATCCCATCCTACCACAAAGGCCAAGGATGTCTTCTTGCGGATTTGTTTGGGACATTTTTTCCACATCGCATAAAGGGCCGCTTCCACCGCCGCACCGTCCGTCAACTCGGTCGTTCCCGAAACGATACACTGTCCGCCGGCAACTACCTGCGTGTCCGTAGAGCTTACATTGTCGAGGATGCGTTTGACAACACCGTCAAAAAACTTCTCCTTGTTGGCACCAATTTTCGTACAGCCTTCCGGTGCGGTAATTTTTGCTGCCGTATCTCCGCCACGTGCGGAGGTCCATATGGCATTACCGATGTATTCGTTTTTTTTGTCCATGAGCAAGCGAAGCATCGTGGCCTGGATTTTCGGGTCAAGTTCCCGGAATACAAGACTGCCCTCCGGTTGTGCGAAACGCCAGTACTTTTCATAGTCCCTGGGATTGAATTCAAGGTAAACCATAAAATCGGAGGGCTCAAGATACCGTTCGGTGAACTGGTACTCGTTCGAGCCGTCATCCCCTTTGGAACCGTGAATGGGCTGTGGGGTCGGCACATTGTCCTGAATGATATTGCCCAGCTTGATGGCAGGGAGTGTATAACGGTGCTGGATGCCCGTCTTGATATGGATCAGTCCTTCACGAACCGTATCATTACCCTGCACGGTATAGGTCAGCAGGTCCTCAAGAACCTCGCCGCTATATCCATTTTGAAGAAAATTTACTGTATCGGCCATTGTCGTTTTAAGTTTTTCCGTTGAAATGTGAAACTCGGCCGACTGGCGGATACTTGTGTTTCCGCGCGAGGCCCTGCGGCCTCCGGCATGTCAATTAAGATCGGATGTCTGCCTGTCAGAGTTTGCGGAACTTAAAATCCGCACCGACTACCTCGGCCACCTTCTCGGCCATCATCTGCTCGGCCGTCTTGGTCGCCTCCGCCGTGGCCTGGATGTTGGCCGGGTCATTGGCGATTTCTTTGGAGATGATCTCACGCGCGGGGATGGAAGCCAGTGTTTTTTCCGCCAACTCGAAGTTGGCCTCCGCCATCTCCACCCATTGCGCTTTTGCCTCACGGTCAATCTTGCCTTCGCCAATGGCGTTTTCCACCAGCGTTTCGATGCGGGATGTCCTCTCGTCCTTCTCCTTTTGTTCGTAAGTGGAAAGACGTGCCGTGGCAGCGGACAGATCCTTCTGCAAGTTCCGGATTGCAGCATCCTTACCGGCTATGACCGTTTGTGCGTCACTCAGGGCTTTCTGCACCTCTTTGTATTTAGGTTCCATCGCTGCCAGTTCGGAGATACGGGCCATCACGTCCTTGACTTCTCCGTCCTTCATGCCCAGCGAGGCGGCAATCGCCCCGTACTCAAAACCTTGTGTCTTGTTTTCGTTTGCCATATCGTTTTCTGTTTCTGTAAGAGTAGGAAAAATATCCTCAAAAGGTTTATTCCCCTCACTGACGCGGTCCATCAACTCCTGAATGGCCGCCGTGTCCGCCAGTCCGGCAATCTCGTCATGTACTTTGCGACAGAGCTGCTTCGATGTACGAATAATGTTCTCTGATGGAATGATGCCCGCTTTTACGGCAGCCTGCGCATCAAAATAAGTCCCGTCCTTGCCGGCCAGCCCGTCCATAATGGCGCGCACATGCTCCTTGGTCAAACCGAACCTTTTCCGATAAATCGTTTCTATCTGCCTGGTGAAAGCCAACAGCATGTCCGAAGGCTCTTCCCCGTCATTGTCCGGCAGTATAGGATTATGGATCATTAAAATGGCGTAGTCCCGCATAAGGGAACGTTTGCCCGCAGCCCAGATAATGGAAGCCATTGACGCCGCCACGCCCTCGATGACACATTCTGTGTCCACTTTGGCATTGGCGATGGTGGAATAAGTGGACATGCCGTAAAGGACACTGCCACCTTCCGAATTGATTAACACGCGGATACAGGATGGACGGATAATATTTTCAAGAAAGTCGAACTCGTCATTGAACCGGGAGGTGGTTTCTTCCGTTACGCGGCCGAAGAAACGGATAACGGCAGGTTCACCCGTTTTTGCTTCACCCACCACATATTGCAATTCTTCTGTACTCATGTTTTTCTTTTTATGGAAGAGTAGGCGTTAGACAAGATTATGGGTTAAAAACAGTTCCGGACGGGCTGTCCACCTGCACGCCACGCAACTTTAAGATCATTTTACAAGACATTTGGATATGGTAGCGGGACTTACTTCCCGGAATAATGACATTTAATCGAAAAATGACCATGCATTGTTTGAACGGACGAAGCGCCGGACCACCCCTTCGGATACCCATGCCGTGAATGTGCAAAGCCCCACCATCAAATGCCGGAAATCTCATCCTTGTTTCCGCCATGTACGCCTGTTTCCACCGCCTGACTGAATCCGGTCACCTTATCATAGCCCGGTTCAGGGTGATAGCCGTGTCCGCCGCCGTCATGCTGCGGCGCATCGCCATGCTGCGTGAAAGGCGGCATGACCAGATAGCGCTTTACCCAGTCCCTGTATTTCCATGCGGAAGACTCCCGGAACCATACCTCATAGTCCACCCAATACGCCTGGAGCATATTAGTGGTGGTCGGCATGTCAAAATAGGTCAGGTTACACCGTTCGTTAAGGGCGGGTTCCCTGTTCTTGGCGTCCTGAATAGCCACGTTCAGCCTCTGGAATACGATGAATGACTCGCACTCCCTATCCTCGTCCCCGTTGTTGAGCGTATTAAGAATGAAGCGTACACGCATGGTGGCGCGCCCCTCGCCGATTCTCTGCTGTTGCACCAGGTATCTCACGTTGACGAAATGGATAAAGACGGCCGGAAAAACGGTCTCATATTCCGTGTTTTCCCCGCGTACGATACGGGCGAACTGTCCGTTGTCAATGGCTATGGTCTTGAAAAAGGGAGGTGAGAGCGGATCGTCCGGGTCCTCTTTTATGGTCTGTATGGCCCGCTTCACGGCCTGATACATGTTCACAAACGGATTTTCGGACACTTCTTCCGGCAGGCTTTCCTGCACGGGAGCCGGTTGATGCGGTTGTCCTACGGAATGCTTGTCCTTTATCATACGCCCGGGAATCCTTTAAAAATCATATCCATAAAATTATCAGCGATGTAATCCTTTATCTTCGGGGAGAAACCTATGAACTGGCGGTGTACGGGACGCCGTGAAGAATGCTGGTTTACGGTGTACAGACCAAATTTCGGGTCGGTATTGTGTACGGCGGCATAGTGCCCGTAGCGGTTCTTGCTGCGTCCCCGTTTGCCCTTAATCGGAATGCTCTTCTCGGTAGTCCATATCGAGTAGCGGGCCCCTTTACGGAATATCCGGCTGCCGTCGCTGCGCCGCCCCCTGATATCGGTCCTGTCCGCTTCTCCCTTGATACCTGCGGCAAGAGTTCCCGTGTCATTCATGACCGGATGTGTAAACTTCCGCCCCCAACGGGAGGTACGTGGCGTCCATGTGCCGCCGCAGAAACCTCCCGAGGGAAAGGAGGCAAGAAACTGCCGCCGGCTGTACTGTCCGGCCTCGGTGGCAAAATCAAACGTGTTACCTGCCAGACGGCTGGGCAGGAACGGATCCCAGCCTCCCTTTCCTCTTTCCCTCACCCAATGGGCGCAAAATTCATCGAGTGTTATCTTTTGCATGAAATTTTTCTTTTATCCGTTTTACAATTTTGGTCATGTGCTCCGGCAGCGGCATGTCGAAATAGCGGTGTGCCCTGGAAAAAATGCGTCCACCCGTGGCCAGACTCTCCCGGAAGACAGGATCGATCCTCTTCCTGTAATTTTCCGGAACGGGCAGTGCAGCCCGTACCGCGGCGAACCCGTCCGCTACCAGAAAACAACGGCATCCCCACTCAATGGGCGGTATCAACTCCGGCGGGAATTCCGATTTGCGGTACGAGAGCCCCTCGAGGGACAGATGCCACGCCCGCACCCGTTCGTCTCCCTGCGTCATATAGGTCAGCACCGTGTCCGTATCCACCGTGAGCCACCATGCCGCCATCGAAGCGGCGAAAAGCACCTGGCTGTTCTCTCTCTCCGCATAAATAAAGTTATACCGGCGGCATATCTCCCCGTATGTCTCCATATCCCGTTCATCCACTGTCCCAGGTATATCCTTGAACATCGCATACTCTTCGGCCGCCGCAAAATCAACCAGGTTGTCTATGGCAGCGATGAGAATGTCACGCTGCAGCCGCTCTCTCTCCGTCGTAAAGTCATTATGGTTTCTCAGAATCTCCAATGCACGGTCCAGGTCAATACGTAAACCTGTCAACGCTTTGTCTATCAGGAAAGAAGCACGCAAAGTGATGATGTCCTCCATAATATCGAGGCGTTCGGCACTGTTTTCGTAGTGGAGAATGAACCTGCGGAATGCCTCAAATATGACACGGTACTCCTTTTCCGTACCGGATTCCTGAGAAGCGGACGCCCTGACGGCTCCATATGGAACACCGTTTGGGAACGGAAGCCGGGCCATCACTCCGTTCCCCGCAAAAAATTTTCAACCTTACTCCCCCGGGGATGCCCGTAACGTCGGAAATACTCTTCGTCTGACATGATACCGCGGTCGTTATGGCCGGGAATGTACCGGCCGCCATCCGCTTCAAGCCCCATAACCGGGATGGCATTAAGCTGCTTGCCCACATTGATTCCGAACTCCTTCTCGATTTCGTCAGCCGCAACCTCGTATTTTTCTGTAATGAGCGAATAGAGCCTGATACGGTCCTCGTTATTCATCTCTATCCGGTTTGAATACCTGAATTCCAGTCCTGCAGGAATATATCCGATGGCTACCAGCCGGGGGATTATCTCCTCATTCATGACATTCTCGATATATCTGCGGTAAACCTCGATACGGTCACGGAAAATGTCCTGATGCGCCTTTGTAGAACCCACATACGACTGCATCCCTCCAGCCATGGACTCGGAACCGAGCACAAGGTTGGCAACCTCCTTGTTGACAAAGTCAATCAGTCCGGTATATATCTTTTCCGAATTGGACATGGTGAAGGTCTTGATGTCCACCTCATCCTCGATGCCGGTGACCACGACCTTGTTCTGCGCCGCATTGGCTATTTCACCGGCCAGCCGTTTGCGGTCGGCATTGCTCTCACTGACCGTCTTTCCATGAATGATCGGTTGTCCGTAGGTGTGGGAGAAGTTAACATAATTGGCCACCGTGAACTTTTTGGCGAGTATCAATGGCGTTGTGGCAGAAAAAAGCCCAAGGTCACCCGAGGTTACCAGCACATAACAACGGTGGTAGGCCGGATTGCGCAAATCCCAATGAGGCTCCCATAGCCCCTGCCTTTTCAGTACAACTCTCTGGTCCGGTAGTACATTGCGCCGTTCGATGATGTTGACTTCCGCCAACCTGCCTGTTCCGGAATCAACATACGGCATGATTTCGAGTAAAGTATACCCGTAAAGCTTGGCTTCCACGATACCCTTGATTATCTTGTCAAATTGCGAGCCCTGTATCTTTTGCGAGTTCACCACGTCTTTGGTATATTTCCCTTTCCCGTTCACATGCGCAAGCATATAACGGTCGCCGAGTATCTGGCTCTCCAAAGTTTCAACCACCGACCGTATATGCGCATCCTGCTGCAGGCAGGCCTCGTACAAGTCAATGAGCCTGGCACGGTCATCAAGGATGTATCCTGAGCTTATATCCTGGCGGCATGAACGGTAGCGGTTGTTACGTTCGATTTCGCGGACATACTCCTGAATGGTTTTCTTGGAAGTCCTGAATATGCTCTCCAAAAGTTCCCCGTTGAATGAATTGTCCGATGTCACCATATTTTTTTGCTTTTTTACCTAAAGAGTAGAGAGCAGGCGGGAGAGAAGTTTTGTACAAAAAAAAGTATATGAAAAACAGGCTTCTTAATGCTTGATTTGCAAAACGAAATAACACAACCAAATATATAGATATTTCGATTTGAATTTTCTGTAAATTGCTTATTATCAACGATGATTAATTAAATAAAAACGAAAAACACTCTTATTTTTTGTGATATTTCACCATAAAAAGATATATATTTGCACAATGTTAAATACAAATTTGAAAACAATGGAAAAAAGAACATGAAAGAAGAAAAGATTCCCTGCCGGACAGTCCGGTACAGGGAATTCCCCGATTTGCTTTTTGGAACGTCACAGGAGGACGGACCGGTCTATTTCGACGCAACACATTTTATCCGGGCCCGAGGAGACGCACACCGGCACAACGTCCGTGACTTCCGCGCCTCTTTCCATCATTGGATAACAGCGCTGACGGATGTTTACGGAATAGACAAGGAAAACATGGTTATCCGTGACGAGGCGTCGGGACATCTGTTAATTGATGAATGTCTGGCTCTATTATTTGTCGTTTACATCGATCCTGCATTCGGTGCCTACCTTCTGGAGCGCATGTCCGAATTGCTGTCCGGTGGATTTACCGTTTCAGACACTTGGCTGGTACAGACTGCCGGCCTTAGATTTACAAAGGAGGAATTAACGCAAATATTAGGACAACATGAGACGTAGTACATTTAAACGGCCAAAAATGTTGCTCATTTTCAACGGGGCACAGGTTCTTGTCGCCATTACGCGCTCGCTACATAGTGCGGCGGAACTGACAAAAGGCAACTTGCAAGCCATTTCATTTTGTTGCACGGGCAAGTACGTATGCAGCGGCGGGCTCTATTTCAGACATCTGCATCCGGATGTCGAGATCGAACTGTCCGACCTTGGCACGCTGATGCTGAAGGATTATGATGCCCTTTGCGGTGAGAAACGTACATACTATCCGGTGCGCAAAATGGCCCACAAGCGGGCCTTGCTTGAGAATAAACGTAAATCTGACAACAAAAAGAAAGGAGGAAATGATTATGAGAGAGAATAGGAACATTCCGTTTCGGGACTGGAACATACGGGTTTCCCGAAACCACAGCGGCCATCTGCACATCTGTGCCATGGACGTATGTAACATACTTAAACGGAGCGAGTTGCTTGAAGACGGGGCCATCGCCCGTATCTGCCCGACGGCATTGAGGATCAGTTTCCGGAAGAACGGACGGGAGCAGTGGAGTTTCCGACCCATCGATATGCGTAGGCTTTTGCGGACGGTGCGCAAGGAGACTATTATACCCCGCGACATGCTCGACGAGCTGGAGGCATGGGGCAACCAACTTCTGGAACTGGAGTCTGATGATCTGCACTCCGCGGTCCAGAATGACATAATCCTTCATTTCATGGAAGGGTTTCCTGTCACATTCCGGCGCGTCGGTGACAAGTTGATGGTCAACGCCACACAGATCACGATGCATTTCGGGAAGATTCCATCCGAGTGGCTCCGCATTGCCTCTACAGATATGCTCCGCAGGGAGATGGCGGGTAACGGACGTACCGGAAAGTATGAGTCGCAAATCTTCACCACGCGTGGACGTGGACATGGGGCGACCTGGCTGGAATCCCCCCTTATCATACCGTTGGCTCGGTGGGTCGCACCGGAAGACCTGTCCCTGGCGGAATGGTGTGGTGAAGCTATCGAAAAGCTGTCCATGAAACGCCCGACGACTGCCATTCGTGAATATCCGAAGTCGGCACCCCCCAATATGCCTTGCCTGGATTGTCCCATGCCGCAAGATATGGAGGCAGCAAAGGAACTGATCCGGGAACTACGGAAAGTGGTGCACGACTCCATGCCCAAAATTGTCTTCTACGAGGAGTTCATCGAGAACAGGGACTGGTTCAAGAGCACACGTATCGCCGACGAGCTCGGTATTTCCCCGCGACAGCTGCATCAGTTTCTTGCCGAGGAAGGAATCTGCAAGTACGAAAAACGGCAGTGGGTGGTCTTCCCCTCCTGCCGGGCATGGCAATGTGATGTCCCCTACACATGGGAGAACAGCCGGGGAAAGGTATATACCTTCGGTTCGACAAAACGTTGGACGCAGGCCGGCCGTGAATGTATCATAGAGTTATGGCGGAAAAAGAATCCGGAATACCATTTACCGGGCGCATAACGATGGAGACAGCATTACAGCGAATAATCCGCAAGACAGGAAGGCGTCTGGTGGAATGCCGCTGTCCGCTATGCAGGCAGCAATGCCACACCCTGTGCCTTGGTACGCCGGAAGATATCCTGCGGCTACTGAAAGCCGGATATAAGGAGAGGCTGACACCCACCGGATGGGCTGTGGGATTGTTATATGGAAAAACTCCGGGCATTGTACCAATGGTACAGGCCAGGCAGGAAGCCGGAAGATGTACATTTTTCCGGGACGGCTTATGCGGGCTGCACTCTATCGGACTCAAACCTACGGAAGGAAGACTGTCATATCACACCATCACAAAGGAGAACCTGAAATTCAGCAAATCGCTCTCCTGGAACGTGCCCAGGGAGTGGCTGGACGAACGGAATGCCGGTACGATACGGGAGATCTGCCGGCTGATGGAGATATAGTCGGGAGACGGCTCCGTGAATGAGGCTAAAATATAACCCGTTAATTCCTCCGCGCCGATTTCATGGCCGTCTCTTATTAATTCATATCAATTGAAAACAATTTGCACCAGTCATGGCTATCCTTACCATGAAACCAAATAAAAGCAATGATATGGAATTAAAAAGCAGAATGACCGTCGAGGAGATGGCGGCACACCTGACGGAACATACCGGCAAGTTCGCCAACCGGGTTTCCGTGGGACGTTATGCCAAGAAACTGGGTTACTCCGTGTATAAACCGATGCGAAATGGCAAAATATGCCACTTCTATGTCAATCCCGCAATAAGGGATGATGAAGCGGGAAATTCACAAACGGACGTTTCCGGGAAATAGCGCGCCATGAAAGAAGATAATGAAAAAAAAGTGGTGGTGATACCGTTTCTGAAATGCTTCAGCGGACTGGTGGGAGCATTTCCACCGGAAGAGGTCATATTCATGATGTACATGGCGGACCGCACACGTCTGCGGGAGAAGGGATATGATACTTTGCGTAGTAAACGATATCATATGGAGAGTATGGAGATCGGTTCGCGCCTTTTTGATAAATGCGTGAAGAAGGCAACATGCATGGGATTGATTAAACGGGTTCCGCTTGGCGGAATGTATGACTATCTCTGGGATATGTGCGCTTATGACAGACTCGTGAAAATACTGGCGGAACTGAAAACATCCTTTTGTACCAAGGCATTCTGCCGGCAGGTGTTTGAGGTGGAAAAAAGAACAGTGATGTCCGTCTCTGACAAGGAGGTTTACCTCTGGAAGGAGAACGGGCAAAAGTACGGAACATGTCCGCCTTGAAAGGAGGCACATGAAAGAATAACAGACGGTATCATTGCATGCCGTCTGTTTTTTCATGTCCGTAGCCATATGCGCCAAACAACAGATGTCTATTTTGAAATAAAATATGGCGGCAGGGGGAGAAGCCCCGGACGCCCCGTTTTTTTTACCTTGAAGATGATACAAATGTACCGGATAACTGAGACGAGGGGTGTTACAAATGTAGCAACAATACTATAAGCAGTATTATACAAGAAGAAGATGGTAGATGTACTTTTTTCTTTGGAGCAAAGAAAAAAGATACCAAAAAAGAAACAAATAGATAGCAGACGGCATCGCCGTCTGTTTTTGTTTTTATAAGGGAAAGAACAAAAAAAGAAAGGGCTACTTCCCTTTCAGATTCCTAAAGGAGAGAACGATAAAATAATATTCTACCCCTGCTGCCATGTTTATCTCCTGACATCCTTGCCCCGGTTCAGCTTGACGATGGAACGTACACAGTCACACACCAGTTCGGCATCCTTACGTTCCCTGAAATAGTTTCCACATTCCAGTCGCTTTCTGTCTGACGGCCGGCTGCTGTCCCTGCATTCACAGATTTCCAGGACATCATTCAGGTAATAGTATTTCCCTCCACGATTAATATGCATTTCCAGCGGTTCAAGGCGTTTCAGCCGTCCGTTCCACACAATCCCTTCCCTGTGTAACGCAGCGGCAAACCGGCTGCGGGCACTGGTTCCTATCGGGGTAATCTGCCAATTCTCCGCAATGCCGATTTCCTCATGCAGTGAATGACGCAGGGTGCCGTCCTCCTCCATCAGGCAATACAGCACAAGATTTCCTTTCCTGTCAATCTCCTTGAACGCCCCCAATATGACATGCCCGTCCAAAAGACTCACTTTCACCTGCTGCCCGTCTTTGGGTATGTACATGGATTCTGACAATGCGCCTTTGCGCCTGTCCCATACCAGATGCCGTTTGTTCAACAGACGCTGTACCTCAATCTTCTGTTCCGTATCCGCTTCCCGGCAGTCTTTCAAGGGCATTACGACATCGTCCGTAAGAAGTTGTTTGTCCGCAGTCACCCTGACCGGGACTGAAATACACTCGCCGGAAACATCACCCACAAGTCCCGTCTCCAATGTTGTCTCATTGAACACGACCAACCCCTTGCTTATGCAGAGTTTGCCCGGAATATTCCTGATATTCTTTCTATGATATGGTTTCATTATTCATCCTTTTCTTCGCTTCCTTCCTGTAACATTCGAAAGCCATATTTTATACATAAGAGAAAAATTATGGCAAATATACACAAATCCAGCAAAAAATACAGGCGTTTAATTACCAATTCTCAGTATTCTTATACAAAATCACAAAAAACATACAAAAAAGTCAAAACTCGTACATATGCATTTCCGTATATATTCTATATGTTTAACAAATAGGCTGTAACATCGTACTCCCTATCGGTGAAAATCCCATCTTAACATACTGCTTTACAGGATTCAACAAGCCGTTTTTTACCGGTAAAACCAAGAATATGTACCAAAGGGAGGAGTACTTTGGGACTATATATTTATATCCCCATTTCCGGTGTTCCCCAAAGTCGGTCTTACCTGCAAGAAACGAAAATCTTCTGAAAGTCTGTATATCCATGAAAACCGGAAGTATGTGTATCTGTGGCCTGGAAATGTCTTATAAACGCAGGAATAACAGTTATGATTGTATTTAAATCCACTGTAAGTCCATGTCCCGTTACTATATATTTTTTGACGTCTACTTACAATTTTATGACAGGGCCCCATATTTGGCCGTTTTAAAAAACGGGATTTGGAAAAATGCCCCGAGGATAGAAATCGAATCCGCACCTTGGAGTACACCCACCCGGTTCTTTTTAAAATTGTTATTTTGTTGATTTATAATAAGTTACTTGTCTTACTTTTATATAAAGTAAGCCTAAAAACGTCTTTTTTATTATCTTTACTTACAAATTGAAAGCGAAAAAAACTTTTCAGTCCTATTTTATCCGTTTTAAGTAGATAATAGTCTGATAATCAATAAACCAAACAAATTTTGATTTTATACATACATTGAAACGGGGCTTTTTTGATTTTTGCAAAGGAAAAAATTTTTTTCAAAGAAAATCACTTTTTATATTTGTTTGATATTCAATTACTTATAAACCTTCCCCGCGTGCGTGCGTTCCATATTCGCAAAAGGGTTGTTTTTGAAACAATCAAAAAAAATTTCTCAAAAAGTTTTGCAGTTCTGAAAAACGGTTTTATAATAGTCATGTACTCGAAAGCCAAACAAACGGCAAACAAGTACGGAGAAAAAAGAATAAAAAAATAGATAGTAAAAAAAAAGATTTAAGAAACAGACAGACCAAACCGCCAAGAGCGAGAAACAAAAAGCCTTTTTTGTGGGAAACCTATTTTTGAGGCTTGGAAAATCAAAAATTCGCTTGTTCGCTTTGGAGCGATTAAATAGGGTGTTAAATAACCACACCGAGCAAGACTACAAACCAATGTAGCAAGTTGGAACGGCTAAAAACGTGTTTTTAGACCGCATACACAAAGCACGCAAATTTGGAAGTGCAAGTTGTATGAAAAAGGACGTGTAAGAATAATGCCATAATTGCGCCCAGTGCGCTCGGAATAAAATGCACGGTAACGGTAAAAACTATCCGTATAGGGGACGCCGGTAAATGTATATGCCAATGCTATGCGCAATATCCGGCTCGGCAGAACGCCTAAATGCCTCACCTTAAAGTTATCTGCCGGATTGGAAAAGATCCGGGACGTGCCAAAGAAACGTCTTGTCGAAATTGGAGTAAGCGAGCGTTTGCCATGATGCGAAGTTACAGGAATTTGTCATTTAACATTGCAAATATAGTATTTTTTTGCGAGCAAACTATAGGGCACGTTAAGAAAGTTGCGGAAATGAATTAAAACCCGCGCATGTAGGGTGAAATACATGGGCGGGGTATGGGCACGTGGCAATGGCTGCCACATTTCGCAGCAATGTGAGATTTCCGGTTCGATTCCGGAAGTGCTCGCAATACGCACTTTTGCGTAGTAACTAATACTTTATCATTATGGCAACAAGCAGATTAAATTCAGAACAGTTTGTAAATTTGGTGAACGGGTTGAAAGGTGTGATCCTTGTGTACAAAAGTACAGACCGTGACGGCAATGAAAAAGAAACTGCCCAACAGTTCTTCGGTGCGGATTATGAACCGAAAGACAAGACGCAGGATGAAATTTTCCGTGTGTGGAAAAATGTGGTGATGACTTTCTGGGCTGTCAAAGCCGAAGAAATCAAATTGCGTGAGGCGAACGACGGCATCCGCTCGAAACTCCGTGCCGCAACTCCGTGTGCCGTCATCTTCCGCACCGAAAAGGGTGAAACGGTGAAACGCTTTGAGTTGGAAGAGTCCGTATGGGCAAAAATCGGTCTTGTACCGACCAAAAAGGACTTTGAACGCACGGCACGTGACTACAAGAAAGCTATCCACGCCGCCGCAAAAGCGTCCTTTGATGCGCTTGGTTTCCGTGTGGCGCTGCCAAGAGAAGCGGAACAACCGGTACCACAACCTGCCGAAGTCCCGGCAGCAGTGACCGTAGAAACGACTGCCGGAACCGTGGCGGAACAGGCGGGCGCCAAAAGCAAGGGCAAAGGCAGAAACGCAGGCAGAAACAAAGCAACCGAACAACCGGCTGCCGGACAGTCCCAAGAACAGCCTGCTGAAGTAACCGCTGAAACAACCGCCGGATCTGTTTCCGAACAGGCGGCAGGACAACAACCTGCCACTGATATGAAAACTGCCGCCTGATTCATTGGAATTTCCAGTGAATTGCAGGTAACATGCCCGCATTGTATGGCAGTGTGCCGACTTTGCGGGCTTTTTCCGTCCAACTGTCTACATATCACTGTATGCCAATGGTATATCCTGCAACAAAGTGGTTTGTGAGAGTAAAGATGTTGCTATTTGCCGTATTACCGCCATTGTTATGCAGCGTGGCACATCCGGGCAAACACTTACGGGCAAAATGCCGCCATCAGCATAACTCCCGTTTTACAGGGAGATGCCAGATTAAATTCACGGGTGCTTCAGGTCTTGGCTGAAAACGGGTTCGATTCCCGTACACCCACACTTCCTATTTAACTTCCACAATTTACTTCTTTGCGTCGTGAGATGCCGTTCCCACCCCCGACATAACACGGTTGACGTAGTGCAGCAGGGCTGCCTTCAAATCACCCTTCACTGGGTGAGCTACGTCCCGCTGTTATCCCCAGTTTGGAACGTGAGGTAAAAGGAAACACTGAAAACAGATAACTTATAATATATTTCAACATGGTAGAGATATTCTCCACAGACCGTACCATGAGTCTGGGCTGCTTTGTAAATTTCAAGGCTGCCAAAGGTACACTCAGCGGGCTTGCCGATGCCGGGATACTCAGCGAAAAACCGGCTGTCATGGTGTGCAGCTACAAGAATGACGAACCTCAACAGGAATATGTCGCAACTTATTCCGGCGGGAAATGGCATACGCCACGGATACCCAAAGTTCCCCATGCCGTCGAAAACAGGACAAAAAGACGCCACAGGAAACGTTTGCGCAAAGAATACCTGACTCCGGAACACTGCTTCCGTGAAGGGTTTCCTGACTGGATGAACAGGTCATACCCGGTATATGCCGACAATCTCAGAAGTTGCAACCGGAAATGCCGGATACATGCGGTATAATGCAATAATCAAAACAAGACATAATGAGAACATTAGCAGATGTAAAAAGAAAAATGGAACTCGGTTCCAACTGGCACTGCGTCAGGCTGTCCGGAGGCAACGAGGATATGGGCGTACGTGAGGTCGGCAAAGTACAGGGCAATGCCGTGGCTTTCCTCAGCGGCGGGAAACTCTCGTGGCTCTGGTGGCCAAAAGCAAAGGACGTGCAGGTACAAGGCAACTCGTTTACCATATTCCGAAATGGAAAACCGGCACTTCGGTACACCCTTGTGGAACAGGCGCCACAGACAGTCAGTACAAAATAATATGAATTAATAACAACCATGGGGGCGGAATGCCCCTATGCTTTTACAAACAGGAGAAAAAAAAGAATGGCAAAAATAACGGAAAAACAAACAGGAGAACCATGGGAACAAACAACTTATCGACCCACCGGCGTGGTGTGATCCTGCGCGGTATCTGCGGCGGAGCCGCATTGAAAGACAAGTCACCGCAGATTTCAGAAGACAATACTGTCATAACCTGTGGTACGGAACTCAGTATCTGGGATATCTGTGTCATATCGAGCGATGCCGAAGCCTTTGGGCTGCAGGTCAAGTTCGGTTATGACGGACATACGAGAATCACTTTCACCCCTAAAGAACAACCGGAATGAAATCATATTATTACATGGATTGCCTGTACCGTGAAATCTTCCTTGAAGAGGAGGATATTCAGGCCGTGCCGGAATCAGGCAGGGCAGACGAAGCCTGTTCTGCCATTGCCGGGAAGCCGTATGTCGTGGAGCAGTTCATGGCGGACTCTTTTCGGACCCTCAAAGACGCGGTCAGCCGCCTGTGCGATTCCCCCGATGTTAAAAGCCGCCACGACGCTCTGATGTATATCGTGTGGAGGGTGGCACTGGACATTAAGGAGTGGCGGACTCTGAGCCATAGCGAAGCCGCCGTCAAGGTAACCTGTGAGGACGGTTTCGTGTGGCTGCTTGTATCAGCGGAAAATGCCCGGAAGCTATGGGAGGCAGACGTATTCTCCCTGTACAGGCTTTATGCCGATGATTCGGAATCCCTGATCGAAAGCGAGGCGGATTTGGAATCGACCATCAAGGGCGGATACCAGATAGGTATTGAAGTGGGGTTCGCCTCTGTAATGGACCATGCCGCCCGGATGAAGCAACAATAAAAATCGGAAACAATCAAATAACGAAATCAAGAAGAAAGGTATGGAAACAACATTATTGACAAAGGAAAATGCCCACCGTGTGACCATGGTGCGGCGTGTGGATGCCCCGGAAAGCGAGCCGGTGGCGTTTCTTTTCAGGGGAAAGAGACACGGGTATTGCAGCTATTCCCACCTTGTCGGGAAGCCGGGCGGGGAAGAAATCCTCACCCCGGCGAATTTCAAGGACTGGGAGGTTGTGGAAGTGGCGCATCCGGGTTATCTGGAAGAATACTTCCGCCGGGCGTGCGACTCCTATAATCTCACCTCGTTCTCACCCGAAGAGCGGGGCGAAACGGACATCGCCTCGCACGAAAAGGAACTGCACGAGGATTTGCAGTCTATGCCCGAACAGCAGCGGGAACGTTACATGGAAAACTACAAACGCTATTTCTCGGCAATGATTGCCGCCAACAGCCGCTGTGCCAGCGCGATGATCACGGGACCTGCGAGATTTAACACCGCCCGTAACGAAAAGGCCTGCAACAGCCACAACAAGAGTGTTACGGCATTCAGAGAGTGGCGCGAACGTGCCCTCGAAGCGATACGCAAGGCCCTCGAAGCCGCCAAGCCCGAAGAACGGCGTGCCGAAGAGGAATGGCAGAGGGTCAAAGCTGACATCGACGACACGGCCGCCACCATCCGTGGCATTGATACGGGCACATCACGCGGTTATAGCCGCTCCCTTTTCGTCAGCAATCTTGCCGGACGGCTCTCCACATATGCCAACCATGGCAATGTCGAAATGATCGACCGTGCCGTCGCCCGCCTCCGCGAGTGGAACGGCAAGGGCGGGAAACCCGTCGTCACGGAGCGTCATTCCATCTTCAAATACCCCGAGATTGCCCGCAAGGTGCGGGAGAAACAGCAGGAACAGGCCGGCCGTGAGAACCGTGAAATACCGTTTGACGGCGGCAGACTGGTATGGAATTACGGGGAGAACCGACTGCAGATACTTTTCGACGGGAAACCGGACGAACAGACCCGGACACTGTTGAAAAAGACCGCATTCAAATGGGCGCCGAGCCACCAGGCATGGCAGCGGCAACTGACACTGGCGGCAGAATCCGCCGCACGGCACGTATTGCGTATCGACTTCTAACATACCGGCATCATGAAATACATCATAGATTCACGTTATTTCGACGGAACATGCCTCACGTCGATGTCGGATGACATGCACAGCGACTACGGCGGCGAGACGCTGGAAGCACTGCGCGAAAGGGAGAAGAATCCGTACCTGGTCGCTGTATCACCGGTACGCATGACACTGCTTGTGAAGCGTTATACCCGGGCACTTTGCAAGCCTTTCCATGAAATTACGGAGGAACGTTATTACGAACTGCTGGAATGCCTGCCTCCGGCCCGCATGCAGAGCGACTGGTTCTTTGTCGGGGAACCGTATTACCGAAACCTGTACGCGCTCTGTTTCGAGTCGGACGGCAGGTATTTCCGAGCGGAACGTCCCATACGTCTTTCCAATGCGGAAATCTACCGCCAGATTCGGGAACACATGGAGAAAGTAAACCTGCATCCCGCTATCGTCAAGAAGGCTTCCTTTGTCAAATATGTCAATTGGTACAAAAAGACGGTCACCTACATACCGTACTATTTCGAGTATGGAGGTAAAATATATTTCCTGAAGAACCTCGCCACTCGGACGGGATCCGAATTTGGCGACCGCCGGGAACGGAACGAGATGGCGGCATTGCTGAGGAACCTGCGCGGAAACCGCTACGAATACTGCACTTTCTACTCCCAAAAGAAGGACATCTTCGAGTTTTTTGACTGGCTACGGAAGAACAAATACACGCTGGAAATCCAGGGCGACTTGTTCGACTTTGCGGATGACCGCTCCCACGTGGACTTTCACGGCAATGTATGCGAGTATTCGGCCGTGTTCCATTACCGCATCTATTCACGCGAGCTTTTTGGCCATATCATTAACCAGCTACGCACCGTGAAACGGTATCACGCGTGGCATAAAAGGAGGGAAATACGATGAAAATCTCAAATGAACCTACCCCATACCTCCTGCTCAAGGCAGGAACTGACAGTGCATGGGATTGCTGCGACTTTGCAATCGTGTACCTGTCAAAAGAGTGGAGACAGACACAGTCCGGCAGGCTGGAAGCCGTCAAGCCATTCAAGGATGACATCAGTTTCCAGTCTTTGAACTTTTATGACATATCGGTTGGTTTTTACCAGCCGGACGAGGACGGGATACTGGGCAGCGAGGACTTGCCGGAAGACAATAACTGGTGCTTCGTGGAACTGACCGAAACGGAACTGGAAAGGTTGGTTCCGCCGGACAATGTGCTGGTCAGCCATATCTTGGCGGTATTTGCAAACGGGGAAGCCAGATACCGGGCGTACGGCAAACATACCGAGGAGCGATTCTGGACTGAAAAATTTCCTTTGCAACAGATTTTGGATATACTGGCGAGTCATGAATCTTAAAATTTCAAAGCAACTATGACAGAAATCATCAAAACGGACGGAACACGCCAACCCGTGCAGCCAGCCAATGGCTCAGACTTCACGCTGGAGGAGATGCAGGCGATTGTCGGCGGCTACATCGAACTGGTGGAACTGGACGGGAACACGACAATGGTCGTCAACGAGGAAGGCAAACTTATCCCTCTGTCCCTCAATCTTGAAGCGAGCAGGATATTCCGTGCTCATCACCCGACATCGAAAGACTTCATCGTCGGGGACGTACTTGTGTGCAATAACAATCAAATCAGATAAAAATTATGGATAAAGAAAAAGCAAAAGCGCTCAGCGAAATCCTCGCGCGCTACAAAGAATTACAAGAGAATGACAGTGTAAACCTGATCGAATTTCATACCGCTGACGGGCAGAGACACGGTATCGGCAACCCGGAAGCCATCAAGCTGTTGCTTTCGGTGGCGGTCATCGAACTGGAACGCCAGCTCTGGGCCGCACAGTTTGGTGATATTCCGGAAAGCCTGGAGAACAGCCGCGAGTACAAGGCGGCCAAACAGCTGGAATACGCCATGAACGATTTGGGATTCAAGTCCGAACGTTTCGCCCAGGCTCTTCCTTATTTCCATAAGACACTGGAACAGACATTCTTCCGAACTGTAAAAGCCGGTATTCTCGCCATGGCGGAGCGTGACCCGCGCCGTATCGACGGGCGCAATGAGGCTTCTTACGAAATGTGCCGGATGCTGGCCCCCATGTTACAGGATACCGGACTTCCATTCATCTAAAAGGGCATGTTCATAGACGAGAGGACACAGAACCGGATTCATGCCATCCCCGGCGAGAGCATTTCCCATAGCACGATGCGTACGCAAGACCTGATCCCGGTGTTCATGGATGTTATCCGTGACACACCGGAGTACGTGCAGATGATGAATGCCGTCCCCGCCCATGTCATGGAAGACAAGGATGCTGAATGGTGGAACAGCGATGACGCGGCCGGATTGCTGGAATCGCTGTTCGACACGCTTGACAGCTGCTCCCCGGAGGATTACTATTTCGGTGCCCACCCCGGTAACGGCTCCGATTACGGATTTTGGAAAATGGACAAATGAATGCCGGAACATGATACGGATTAAAAAAGACAAATGGCATGGCATCCTCAAAGACGGGATTTGTATCGGGCAAATCTATCTTGCCCGTGCCGAAAGCAGGAAATTGAGATACTGGGCAATCTCTTGCGTGAGTGGAATCGGTTTCAACACTTTCAATGAAGCCCGCAGTTATGCCAAAAATTTCCTTTAATAAAAGAACCGCATGATAAATTGGATACAACAGATGCTTTTGCGCCGCAAAAAGACGGACAAAGGCAGAATGACACTCGGGAAGGTGCAGGAAGAGTATGGCGAGAACGACGTATGCATGGGAGAACTCCTTGATGCCCTTCCCGCTGACGGACTTTCCATAGAGGAAGCGTTCGGGCTGGCTATCGCCGCCAAAAAATGGGCGGACGGAGACCGTTTCTACCGGAGTATCAACGATGGAGAACCGGAAGATTTGTAAACAACAACAGAACAATGAAAACAAAGAAAAATGGACAGATATGATTTCATAAGATTCGGGGAACAGGTGCGCTGGTACAACGAAAGCGAAGACCTGATGGAAACCATGCAGGTGTGCTGCCCCGTATATCCTCCCGTGCAGGGCGACACAAGGGTACAGCTGGTATCAGCCGGAATAGAGGCGCTGCAATCGGGATGCGGGTCGGAAAAGACGGTCAGGGCTTCGCAGCTCGTGCCCTTCATAAGCCACTTCGGCAGGGGATACTGGGAGGCTCTCACACAAGCGGCGGACAACGGGGCAGGCACGGACCTGCTCGAAGCGATGATCAGAAACAGTTGTCTGGGCCTGGGAGAACAGATATGCCTGCTTTGTGGCAAGGTGTCGGCAAGCGTGCACGCTGCATTCTGCAGGGTATATCCCGAAGAGGGAAGCCTGCTCGACGTCATTGAGTGGCAGGGAAAGGAGTACCCCATAAGGAAGCTGACACTGTTCCGGGGGACGGAACAGGAAATGGAAACAACCGTATCGGTCACCGCATTGCAGAGGAAGCTCATCGGACGCAGGAGCGGTGCACCCGTTTCAAAAGCCGCAGAAAGGATCGATGAAGGTATTTATTATTACTGTGAACAGGAAAAGGAGTTCCTCCTCCCGCAAGAAGGCCTCACCGCATTTGTAGAAAGGGGATGAGACAGGGAAATGATACGATATACACAGATAAAGACAATTGAAAATGAAAAAAGAACCGAGTAAAACGCAAGAAAACGGCATATCGGATACCGGCATTCCCATGCCGGACGACATCCTGCCGGAACTTGTCAAGGAAAAAGATGCCGGCAAAGAATATATGGCCGCTATCCGTGAAAAACTTATGCGCCTGCTCAAGGAATACCTTGGGCAAAAATACGGGCGGAAAGTCCGCTTCATCCTTCCGACGGGTGATCCGGCCGGTGACCTGCTGGACGGGAAGGGATTCTATCCCTGTTCGGTGACCATATACGACAAGTACGGTTTTGCAGCCTGCAGCAGTGCCGTATCGGTAGAGCTGACTGCGGAAGGAAAAATCCTCATCCCTACCGACGAGGCCGGAAAAATCCACGACGCGGAAGAGTACCTCTCAAATGACGACCTGCTGTCCTTGTGCGGAACGGTAGAAGAATACGAACGGCTGTTGCCTGAAATCCGCAAGGAACTGGCAGAAAACGGGAACTGGAAAGAATTTGCCCGAAGAGTGCTGGAGGAAGAATTCCCGCAGGCAAAAGCTGAGGTGCGGGAGGAGTTTATACGGGACTGCTGGGAGAACCTGCAGACAGAAAGTTATAACCTCCAACGCTTTGAACGGTATTGTCAGGAAAAATAATAAAAAACATACGAACCATGTCAGACAAGATATTACAAATGTTCTTCGACATCGGCCGGTGGAAAAAGGCCATTGAGAAAGGAGTGCTGAAAGACATCCGGAAAGACCAGCTTATCCGGCTGACCGACGAGCATACCCGTATGGCCATGGCCGATGCCATGATACAGGGGAAGTACGAAATCGCTCCCCCGCATACCGCACAGATACCGAAGGAGAACGGCGAGTTCCGTACGGTATACATCAACGAGCCCGTCGACCGGGTAGTGCTGAGCATTGCCAACGACCTGCTCTTCGACCTCATGCCGGAAATGGTACACCCCTCGTGCAAGTCCTACCAGAGCGGTATCGGCTGCGGTAGCGTAGTCACCGAGGCCAGCCGCCGGATAGCGGAAACGAGAGGCGGCGGCATTCTGGGCTGGAAGTCGGATCTGAGCAAATATTTCGATAGTGTGCCGATACGGTACATTGACGAGGCGTTCGACAAGGTCGAGGCCAGACACGGACGCTCCTCCTTAATTGACGTGCTCAGGAAGTACTACCACAACGATCTTTACTTCGATGAAGACAACCGCCTTCAAGCCAAGTACCAGTCCCTCAAACAGGGCTGTCCCGTGGCAAGCTGGCTGGCCGATGTGCTGCTCCATGATCTCGACGAGGAACTCTCAGAAATGACAGGCTACTACATCCGATACTCGGACGACATGCTGTTCATCGGTAACGACTACGGGAAAGCAATGCAAGTGCTGGAACAAAGGCTCGGCGAGAAAAGTATGAAGCTCAACCCGAAGAAGGTGGAATACCTGATGTCCGACCGCTGGTTCAAGTTTCTCGGGTTCAGCATCAAGGGGGACATGATCTCCCCTTCGGCAAGCCGTATCAAGACCTTCCAGAAAGAGATTGAGCATCGCACGGTCCGTAATCCCCGCACGACCCTGGCAAATGCGGTAAATGCCGTCAACCGCTACCTGTATAAGGGCAACGGTGAGTTCAGCTGGGCGACCCAGGTGCTTCCGGTATGCAATGTCCGCAGGGACCTTGACGAACTGAACAAGTTCGTGATGGACTGCCTCCGGGCCGTAAGTACGGGCAAGCGGAAGGTAGGCGGTCTGGGATATGTCAGTACCGGGCAGGACGGCTGCATTGTCCGGGGCAAAGGGCGCAACGTGAAGGCGAACCGGGGCAAGACCCCGGGAATCATTCCGGGCTACCTGACCATAGGATGCATGCGCGGCGCCTTATTGACGAGCCGGGCGGTGTACAATACGCTGGTAGCATCGTTATAGGGCATGCCGGGCACACGGCAGAACGGGTGAACGGGCAGGTTATTCAACGTTACAGGCTTATAACCAGAATCCATATAGGAATTAACCGGTCTAACAGCCGGTTAATCCCACCTTGATTCTGGCTGCGCCTGTAATGTATCGGGAAATTAGAGTCATGTGCCGTCTGTCCCGCACCCGTTACCGGAGCACACCGGGAAAGTTCAAGGAATAGGTTTGGGCATCCCGCGTACCGACGTCTTCTTTCCGAGTCTGAAGGCGGCTGACCGTCGCCTTCGGACTCCGCAGAAGACCCATACGCGGGATACATCGGAAGCATAAAGCCATGTGCCGGTATTATGAGAACTTTCAGTCTTTTCCAGCACGGGAACGTGCGGTTCGGGGGAATGGATTCAGCCCGCTGTCTCCGATAAGCCCGTATCGCGCCGTCGTATCCCTAGCGTCATACGACGGCGCCATTCCGGCTTCCGCCACAGCAGACATCGGACCTGTAAAGGAACGTGCCGGCATTCCGGGAACCGCAAAAAGAACAGCACAGGGCAAAGGGGGTAAGGCCGGGATTTCAACAGAGCCGCGATTCACACGGCTGGAGCCTGTGTCATCTCCTGCTAACACGACAGATGACACAGGTTCCAGCTGTACTCGCGGCCCGTATCAGGTTTTTAAAGGGATGTGCCGTCCGGATGAGTCCCCTGAACAGAAGGTAGCGCGACCGCATATGCACGAGGGACCCAAATTCAAGATACAGTATTCAAGCTTGGTCCTGAGCCAGGCAACTACCTGGTTCAGGACCGAAGTCCTACTGTATTTATCAGGACTATAAAGATACGCGCCAGGGGTTTGAGTGCCATTAATTGTAAACAGGTGAGAAAATGGAAGATATTTACCGAGAAACCGTCACCGCCATAGAGAACGGCGCAAATTTCCGGATTGATTTCCAGTCCAGAAGTTTAATAGTAAACGGGAGACACATGATACGGAACGGCAGGCATGATGGCGCTCCGTGGTTGCCGGAGTACGGCTGCGGGGATTTTTTCACGGATGTGGAGGAGCTGTACCGCCGCTATAAACATTCGATACCATCGGAGCGCAGCCAAAGCAAGTCCCGCCGGTATTTCATGGCATTGCCCGAAAGTGACCTCGAGGACGGGGACATGCTGTATGGGCAACACCGGGACACCGCTCAATTCGAGCTGGAATTCTATATCCTCTGCCGGATTATGGGCGGGTTCACATGGAATCCCGAAACGATGGGCAAATGGTTCTGGCAAAGCGAAAAAGACAAGGACCTGGTGATACTCAGAGAATGGGTGGAGCCCGGAAGTAATCAACTATTAACAAATTCACAATGAGCAGAAAGAAACAAGAGACAAAAATCCTGTGTCCCGGATGTGGCACGGAATTCGCCATCGCGGACAAGGAATTTGCCGCCACGGGCACCGTTATCGGCAAGAATTCGGATTTGGGCACCGTCTATCCGGCGGTGGCCGGCCATAATTCTCCCGCCGGACTTCCCAAAGGGGCGCGGGAGCGTATCGAGGCACTCCGCGGTGCCGGTGTGGACGTGAGCTGCCTGTTCGCCATGCAGGGAGCCGAGGGCGGCGAGTATATCGCCTCCAACAAAGACGGGAAACTTACCATCCTGGATGACAACGACCCGATATTCAGCAGCATCATGGCACAGGGTACCGTTCCCAACAACCGACTCTTCCGCCGGTGGGTCATGGCACAAATGTTCCATATGATGTCATACACGCATTACCGTGAAAAAGAGCCGGCAGGGGTGACCGAGATGATTCACCGGAAAGGCTATGATTACCAGTGGAGAATGCTCTTGAACGAGCTGCACGCCCAGATGAAGATGGAACACAAGGACATCACGGGTTTTGCCGAGAGAAACCGCTGGTTCAACCGTGATGTGGTTTTGTCCATCGCGAGCGACTATGTCAGTGCGCTGAAAAAACACGTGGGTAACCTGGAAACAAGAAAATGCAAGGGAGTTCCCTACAAGCGTGTACACGGCCATAATATTTTCGTGGAGGACCTGCAATCCAAACTGTACTACCCGCTTTCCATTGCGATAACCCACATCAGGCACGCGCTGGACGCCACACAGCTTTACAACGCGGTCAGACAGTTCAATGACCGCCGTATCCGGCTGCCATGGGATACTCCTCAAAGCAAGGCATGGATGGACGCCTATAAGGGCGCCGGGGCGTTCTTTACCATGCAGAATCTGATCCGTTTCCACGGCTGCACGGCCATTGACGACTCGGGGCGCAGGCTGGACAAGTACCAGTCACTGGCGTTCCTGTCAGCAAAAGCGGAAGAGTATAAAAACGGAGAAGGATGGCGGTTGCTGGCAGTCCTGAAAAAAATGCTGGCGGACAACAATATCAACATCAAGAAGAAGATGGCGGCATGGCGTAAGAAGTAGGCCGTCATCTCCATCCGCCCGGTAGGCGGCACGGTGTGGCGGGTCAGAATAAATCAGTACTCCCTCCATTGAAATAATGTTCATCCCTGTTAACACAAGATAAGCATCTTTCAATGGAGGCATTACATCGAAAACGTAAAGAGATGCCCCCGTTTGATGACCACACCACTATTCTAATCAAAACGACATAATCCTTTATACGATGAGCAAGAAACAAATACGACGCAGGGCTTACCTGCTGTACCGGTTACGAAAACAGGGTATCCGATGCCTGACGCGCTGCCGGACCATCTTCTATCCTTACGGGGAGGATCCGAAATCAGTACCGTACATCCGCAGCCTGATAAGTGAATTCCATTTCCATGTCCAATTTGAAATACCCGCCTGACATGAAACCGGGAGACATTGCAACATTGAAAGTGGCCTACAAGGGCTATCGCCGTATAGAGCTGCTGGAACGGTTCCAATACATCTGGCTGGTACGCATCTGCGAAAGCGGTAAGGAGATCGAGGTCTATGAAGATGAGTTCGAAACGGATTAAAGGCACGGAACAATGAAAGGAGAACAACGGGAAGAACGCATACCGAACTTTATCGGCAATGCCGTCATTATCCTCACAGCCGCCCATCTGGGCTGCGAGGTGGAAATGCTCACCACCGCACAGGAGGTGTGGCGGACGAAACGCCTGCCCGAGGCGGTACTGCTGGGCATGTACGAGAAGACCGCACGCAAGGCCGTGTCGGCTGTCAGGAAGAAAGGCCTGGCGGAACAGGCGGACCGTCTCGGAGAGATATTTTACAAGACGGGGGAATTTCCCCCGCCGGAAGAAGACAATACATAAAAAGGAGTAACAAATGAAAACAAGGACTTTTCAGGAAATATATGACTTCTGCCGTACGGACGATACCTACCGGAGTTATTTCGAGGCATCAGACGAGTCCCGCATTACCGGAGCAAGGACAAGAAAGTACTATTACGGCGACATCCGCCGCGGCCAGTGCCGCGTGGGGACATTCATCTACTGCCAGTCGATGCGGCAGCTTGAAAGGTTCCTCGGGGGCGCAAGGCAGGACCACTACATCCATGTTGACCCGCCGGCCTGCCGGGAAGTGAGCCTCAAGGACGATATGTTCCCCGGTCAGGCTGCCTATATCGTGGTACACGTCAGACAATGGGGTGTGCAGATTGAAATCGAACACCCGCTGCATGGCGGATGGGTGCATTTCACGGCACGCTCCCACCGTCCCTTCACCAGGGAGGGGATCATAGCCGAGGCGAAGTCCTACATTGACGGCCACATCCTGCTGGCACCGGGAAGATACCGGGACTTGCAGCTGGAACATATGGTTTCCAAGGAACAGTTCCCCGCATGGTACAGGCAGTATAAAATGAGGCTGCACGACCGGGCGGAAGCCGAACATCGGGACATGGTGGACAGATACAGTCACAGGAACGACCTCACCTACGGGGAAGCCCATGACATGCTCGCGGCTTCGGGTATGTTCTTCGACCTGAACTGCGACGAGTTCGAGCGGGACGAGATTACGGAACAATTTGTAAGACTTTGTAACAAGACATAATACACAGGCAAATGAACCTATATAATCAAATCAAATATAACGGGTATCACATCAACATCTACTATGATGATGACGCCCGAAGCCCGCGTGAAGCGTATGACAATCTCGGTACGCTTTATACGGCACATCGTCGCTACCGCCCGGAGAAGGAGTTCGATGACCACTTCGATATTGACAAGGTTTTTGAAGGGCATATCGGAAATTTCCGGGAATCGTTCCTGAAGGAATATATCGCCCTGCTGGTCTATCTCTACGACCATGGCGGCATTACAATATCCACCTCGCCGTTCAGCTGCCCGTGGGATTCCGGATTTTTCGGCATCATCGCGGTACCGTTGGACAAGGTGCGCCGGGAATACGGGTGGAAGAACATCACCGCGGAACGCAGGAAGCGGATCGAGGAATATTTGCAAGACGAAATCAGTACCCTTGACAACTACTATACCGGGGAAGTTTTCGGGTATCGCATCATGCCGGAAAGTGACGATGACAATGAACTGGACAGTTGTTGGGGATTCTATGGTACGGAATGTCTGAAAGAACTGGAAGCCGAATGCAGGCATATTATCGACGGGCTGAACAAAGCGGCAGCATAAAATAGAAAAATACGCATAATAACTGGAAATACAATGAAGACATCATACGGACTTGAATTTAACACGGTAACAGAAATCGATCCTGAATGGAGCGACTATGACAAGACGATAGCAGGATGTCACCTTGCCAATGCCGGGGTGGTCATCGTGGATACGGAATACGGGCAACCGATAGACAACGAGCATGACCTTGAAGAGATCTACCGGATTCTCGAAAAAGAGAAGACGAGCCATCCTAAAAATAAATGATATGGAAGGAAAACGAGATAATAAGGAAATCAGGGTACGTCTGCACCATATCGACCGTGGAAACTGCACGGAAGTGTGGGAGGTGCAGACAGAGAAGGGTAAGCCCGGACGTTATCTAGGTCGTGATGACGGTTATGGACCGAAGGAGTGGTACACGCTCTGCGATGCTCCCTACGGCTATTGCGAACGCGACTGTCATGTGAGGGAGGGCCTCACCCTCATTGTCTGCGACAAGGATTGGAACGAAGTGTTGCGTGACGGCACGGACAGGGAACGCTTTCCCGAAAGTTTCCCTTCACAGGACGAAGCCTGCAACGAGGCATGGAGCAAGGTCGTGAAAGGGCTTCCGCATGTCACGCACAAAGGTTTTGGGCAGTGGATCACCAAACAGTCATTCCTCCCGCTCAGCCAGACCGAAGAATTGAATTGGCGGGATAGCTACTATGAGGAAGAAGCGAGCGAGATACTCTCACGTTTTACATGGATCGGTGAAGAGTACGCCATATTCAAAGTTGCCCAGAGACACACCAAGTGCGACGCCCGATGGTACGAGTATTACGCGGGGAAGACAAACCGGCAGGAACACGAGTGGTATATCCGTTTCTTCGGTTACGAGTACCACGACCGGCATATCAGCGATGTGCTCCGGACACTCGGAAGGCGGTGCGACGACATTATCCGTACTGCGGTGGAAACTCGCACGGACCACTATTACGGGCGTACGGTTTCCTATTTCATGGACGAGTTCATCGGTTACGACCTGTCCCATGAACAGGTCCGTGATGTCAAAGAGTGCAGGTTGCGCAAGGCACGGGAAGATTACAACGAAGCGAACGCCTACTATTACAAACTGAAAGAGAACGAGGAAAGCATCCGTGGTATCGAGGCAATACTGCTTGCCATGAGAGAACAAATGCTAAAAGCAAAAAAATAATAAATATTGATATGGAAACAAGTAAAACGATTAAACCAGAAGAAAATGCCGAAGTATCCGAGATGCTCGGCTATGTCATGGGGCAGCTGAAACACAACGGTGGTAAATGGGACCTGACCGATGATGCGGGCAAGCCCGTCATCTTTGATGCGGAAAAGAACGTGTATATTCCTGATATCATGCTTTCAAAAGACTGTATTCCTTGTGCGGTAATCCCGCTGGGATATTTCGAGGATGACACGATCCGTGCCATCGTGGAAATGATTTCCTTGTAATAATCCTCCAAATGAGATTCAAGGACAACAGGCTGGACAACCTTCATGACCGGAAATGAGAGGAACGCGGTTTCTGCTGCATGCAACTGATCATATTCCTTACAGACAATGGAGTGAAGAGCTGGGATGAATGGCACCGGGCGCATACCGATGCGGCCCGGGGCGAATGCAGATACCGCAAGCGGTGCCCGGTTTATGAACGTAACAGACATTTAATGAACAATAAATAATATGGTACTTAATATTGTAAAAAACGACCTGCCTGCCTCACGCATTGAAGAATATGTAAGATGCGTGTTTGACAATGCCAAAGTAAACATCAAAGATGAAAATGCAGTATCCGTCGACATCGAAGTGACCGGAAAGAACGAGCTGCACTCTTTGGAAGGATTAAAAGAGTTGGAATACTATTTTAAAGATTATGACATAAGAATATGGTGACCGCCATGCAACGGGCGGCAAACCGGAAACTGTCCAACTACAGATAAAAAAACAAGCAACATGAAACAAGAGAATCCCACAGTACCGGAAACAGGCAGAATTTTTCCGGAAGATGATGACGCGCTTTACCGTGAAATGACAGTGCACATGCCTGGTTGCTATTTCCCGACTTCGCTAAGCGAGGATGGCATCCACGAATTTGCCGGGGAGGAATTTCACCGCATCAGGAATATTGTCTGCCGGCACTATAACTTCAACGAGGACAAATATATCCAAGAAAACGCCAGCGTATCCCCTTTCGATTCCGTCCAAGACAACTTCGAGATGGAAGTGTACAGGCGTATCCGTAAGGATTATGTGCAACTCAGTGTCATCTCCATCAGAGAATCACTTTTGAGGAAAATTCGCCATGCCGTGGAAAAAGAGAACAATATTATCGGCACGTTTTACCGTAACCGTGGCGTACATTACCGGGAGTCGGAATCACCGGAGTATGAAACCTCCCCGATAGTGGTGGTCCATAATCCCGTTTTTTACGGATACGGCGGTTACGAAGGTGCGACAGTTTATGAACTTTTCATCGACGGGAACGGCAAACTGCTCTGCACGCTCAACGGTGAGGGCGGCGAGGATTTTGATGAGCCTGCCGAAAACGTACAGACCGAAGGACTGCTTAATATCACCCACTGGCTGGAAGAATACGGGTTTATCCCTGATGATACTGATGACGACGGGATTACCGTATGCGACGAGTGCGGTTCAGACAATATCCAGACACAGGCATGGGTGGATCCGAATACCCGCATATTCATTGGCACTACGGGCATTGACCGTGAGGACAACTGGTGTGACGAATGCGAGGACCATCTGCCCTTTACCACGCTTAAAAAATTTAAGGAACGTATGCAGGAATGGTGGGATTCGCTGGATTCAAATCAGATGGAGAAGATTACAGGCTACCGTCAGAACAAGCGTCAGGCATTTGTAAATGCCTGCAATATATGGTGGGAAAACAAGAACTACGACGAGAAACGTAAAATATGGAAAGAACATAACAATTATTGACTCATGGTTTACAATCTTCTTAAACATATACAGAACCTGTTGGTCTCCAAGCCGTCCGAAACAAAGGAGGAATTGGAAATCCTAAATCTGGTCAACCAGACGCTTCCTACAATGCTCAATGGGTGTGACACCGAAACACTTGCCCCCAATGAACTACTGGTACGGATATGTCCCGACACCAAACATCCGGTCCTCGTATGCCATGACGGCAACGGGCAGTGTCTGTGCCTGCATAACGGGACAACGGAAGAGGATGCCATTGACGTGGACTTATGGCTGCGTTCCAATGGTAAAGACTGTAATGGCGGTTTCAAATTGTTGGAAACCGTTGCTGATCTGGCCTATAATGCCGGGGCGGACGACCTCTGCAAAGACAAGGATTCCCGTGCGGTCATGGCCGATATCGTTGAATGGGCCAAAGAATTTTCTGAACATCATGCGAAAACTGCTTGGGAAACTGAAGACTACATTTTGTCAATTGACAGATTCTATCGGAAAAAAGTTCCGACGCAGATTGGTAACATATATCTGTCCACTGTAAAGCATAATCATGCCGGTTCCCCAGAAACGTCAGTAGAAGAAACGGACAGCTATGAGACTATGGAAGATGTTCTTGCCTCGGAAGAGAATTGTGAAACTTTTATTGAAACGCTTTTGGGAGAGATAAACAGCGATGATGAGACTTGCCGCCATAAGGCGAGAGACTTGATAAGTTCCTACCGTATAGATGATTGTGAAGGATTGCTAATGGCTCTTTGCGGTTGGTCCATGAAAACTCTGCTGTCAAAATATAGGAAAAATAAGGAGGACGACAATGGATAGGGACTTGGATTGAACATCATCCGGGAGTAGCGCATCCCGGACGGACAGGAGTTACAGACTTACGAAGCCGAACGCCCGCATGAATTTGGTGGATTCCAAAACGAAGAGGAACAGCTTGACGACTTCGACCGCTGGCTGCAGGTTGGAGGACGAACACTTTTACAAGAGAATGCAGGAAATCAATCATTGGTCATCATTGTAGCCCAGCCCGGTAATGAACAAATAAAAAACGAATTATCCGGTAAACTCCCTCTTGTAGTCGGTTCTCGTTTTTCTCCTGATTCATGAGTTAAACGGAGATTCAGCATTCCATTGTGAGTTTTATTTTTGTAGGGATTTCGTATCACAGCTCCCCTCACGAAAGGATTGCAGCAATTCCAAAAAAGCGGGAACATCCTGCGGATATAGGAATGCACGCTCTTTACCGTTGTAACGGATGACCGCCCTGGTAAGCAGGAGCCCCCTCTCCAGAGAGGCGCTGTCTATTTTCTGAATATCAATTGTTTCACAGAAAAGACTGTTGGACGGTTTGTAGACCAGTTCTCCTCCGTCTGTAACCACTATTTTCATTCTATGGATGAGAATATAGTAGATAAAAAGACAGGGAATTCCCCAAACAGGCACATTGTACAAAGTCTCCGTGACGTTACGGGTTACCACATAACAAGCAAAAAGATAAGTAAAATAAACAGCCAGAAGCCCCAGCATATACCACAACTTATATTTGAAACTGACCTGTATTGTTTTCATATGGAAAATATAGATAAAAGTTAATATATCATTGGACTGTTGTCCAATAAAGTTTACTATTCACTATAATGTTATCCAAAATTTTAAAGCTTTGCTTTTGTGTTTCCGAAATATTAGAATCATCTATGATCTTATAAAGTTTTTCTCCATATTCTATAGTCTTTTCATTTTCCAAGTAGAGTATGACATTTGATATTTTACTACATATTTCTTTTATGCTACTGAGCTCCTTTACAGATATCCCTAATGCTTCACCTTCCGACTCAAAACTTGTAAAACTCTTGTCGAGAGTCTGTTCATCATCTGGATTGAGCGTGTTTATAAAAATAGATACAGGGGAGGAAAAGGCTGCAAGTTCATTTTGAACTGAAGCTCCAGAATGTACCTGTTTTTTTTCATCAAGCATAGCTGTTATATCTGTGAATAACTCTTCCATGTCTACCTCACCGTTCTGATCAAGATATGTCTTACCCGATTTTGCGATCTCTGCCAACAGCATATTATGATAATAACCGACAGAATCAACAAACGTCATATTTCCTCTTTCGGGTGCGAATATAACCACTGGAACAAAAGCCTGATTGTCGGTTCCTGTGGACGAACTGCTTTCAACTTTGTCCAGAATATTACCCAAATATTCCTCATATGCCCATGAAGCTCCTGTGCCTATAATTGTTCCTCCTATGGGAGTAGTGGCCGCTGAAGCCACAGCACCGACAGAAGCGTCAACAACTGCGGATAAAAATCGGCTTCCCCATTTCCTAATATTGGTGCGCGTAGTATAAGGAAGATAATTATCATTAAGACTGTCAACGGCAAGAAAAAAAGCATTCAGCTCCATATCCGTATCTTTTTCGGAGATTTCAATAAGCTGGGGAATGGGATCAACTGGCATATCTGAATTATTACAACCACTGACTAAAAGTAAAAAAAATAAAAGATGGAAAAAGGTTAAAATTTTCATGGCGTGATTTTTAGGTTAGACATTGATCAAAGATAAAATAATATAATCAAAAAAGCAAGCACCGGGGCTATTTTTTATTGTATCACTGTTTGAAACAATCTTTATGTAGCAATCTGTTCTGCCAAAGGTGAAACGTTCAGGCCGAATACTTTCATTTGAACAAAAATAAACTATGAGCAAACAGCCTGCCTTGGAGCGGTCATAGATGATTCCAGCCCCTTCATACTCCAATTAGGTGCATGGGCTGACAATACTATAAATGAATTATCCAACCTTGTTTGGATTTTAAATCTAAAGAAATAAAATTATGGTAAGAGAACTTTATCAACGACTCAGGGACTATTTGAACAACCTACCCGAACCAACAGAAGAAGAAAAACTATTTATTCGGGAACTGAACGCCGGGTATTTCCCCATCACGTCCGTCCATCGCGATGACCTGGAAGGGAAAGGTTTCGATGTGAAAAAGATCAGCGATGACGACATGCGGAACTTGGCGGAAAAGATGGCGAAAGATTACTATGAACAGTTGTTCTGGCCCAGTATGGAAATTATCGCCGGAGAAATCCTGGGTTTTCCGAAAGTAAAGAACAAAGATATTATCTGTCCGAAATGCAATTCGGAAAATATCCGTTATGATATTCACGAAAGCCGGTTCCACTGCGACGAGTGTTCCCTGGCATGGGATGACATACTGTATGTGCTCGTGGAATTTCCCGAGGACAGTGCCCCTTTCGAGGAAGAAGGAACCGGTTACCCGGCATGGGAAAGCGGGGATAACGGGGCGCTTTACGTGTCCGAGGAAGACTATATACGCCATACCGGCAAATCTCCCAATCGGGACAAATGTTACCGTGCCGTATGCTGGCCGGACTCCCAGAAATACATGGAGACAAAGGACTGTGAACCCATACAGGGTGAAAGTGGGATACGGGATTTCGGCACATCGGCATACTGGGTGCCGCTGATTCTGAAGGAAGAAGCGGCAGGTCGACGAATGGATAAGAAAAAGGCACCGGTATGCCCCGAATGTAGGGGCACAGATATTGACATTCTGAGTGACGAGGGCGTGGCTGTATGCAATGGCTGCCGCCTTGAATGGCCTTACGTGGAGGATTGAGAATGGAAACGGTAGATGTTTATACGGAACGTGGCGATCTGGTCACCTGTTCCGATTGCGGCAAGGTGATGCTCCTGCCGTATGGAGCGGATAAATGTCCCGCCTGCAAAAGAGAAGGTTGCCTGGCATGGACGGACGAAAGCTTGCGGGAAGCCGACATCGACTCCCTGCTTGAGAGGCACTGTAACCCGCACCAGAAGAGCGAACTGCAACCGGAGGAGTATCTTTCACTTTCCATACTGGTGACCGAGTATATTCCGTATCTGGCCGATAAACCGCAGACTGCGCATGAAACCCTGTCACTGCTTCTTGAAACCGGCTCTCTTTTCGAGAAATACTGGCGAGATACAAGATGCTTCCAATCCGAAAATATCTACACGCCCGCCATCAAGGTACTGCTTGACAAGCTGGACGTGAAACTGCGAGAGGGCGACACGATTCCGGTAGAATACCAGGATTGCCACTCCTTGGGAGACTTCTTCCGGGTCGTTGCCGGCGAGCGTCCGGCAAAGGAAGAGGTATCGTTTTCTTCAGATGAGGAGGGAAACTATTATTTCAACGGGCGCAAGGTCAAGGTGGAAAATTCTGACGAGTACGCCTACCGCCTGTTGAAAACCAAAATACAGACGAGCTACCGGCGTCCGGTAGATTTTTACTTCCGCTTCCTTGCCCGTTTCGGACCATACGGAACTTATGGCAACGTGTATTACCCGAGTATCACGGACTTGATATGCAGGTGCTACCTGCCTAAACTCACAAAATGAATCCTGAAAAGGCGATGGACGACGCTCCACCGCCTTTCTTATTGTATAACTTTTTAACACCAATCATTATGGCAACAGCATTAGCAACAACGGCTGCCCCCGTGCAGTTCGATTTCCAGAACAACAACGTCGAGGTGATGACGCTCGACACGCTCCGGCGCACACACAAGGAGAATGACATCTACGGCAACCCGCTCAAGGGAATCTACCATTACGAGGTGATAGAGCGCATGGCGGGTTTCTGCCAGAAACACAACCTGAACTACGAGGTGGAGGAAATCTTTGCCGCTCAGAACAAGAACAAAGCCCAGCCCGGCGTGGTCGTCCTGCCCCAGGTGGAACAGAAGTTCGGAACATCGGCTGTCGAGGCACATATTCTACGCCGTGTCTACACGACCATCCGCATCAAAGAATGGGAAACGGACGAGTTGACCACCACGCTGGTCGTTGCGTTCCATCAGGACGGCATACAGGCTGCAATAGGCCCCTGCGTTAAAGTGTGCCACAACCAGTGCATCCTCTCTCCCGAACGCAGCGTTTCGAACTATGGGAAAGAAAAGGTCTCCACCGAACAGCTTTTCGAGCGCGTGGATGAATGGTTGTCTAACTTCGAAGTGCAGATGAACGAGGACCGGGAACGTATCCGCCGTCTGAAAGCGAAAGTGATTACTCCCGTGGGAATGTACGCCTACATCGGCCTGCTGACCGCCTTGCGCGTATCACATGACAGTTCCGACAAACGCCTCTCTTCCAAGGTGGAAACCTACCCGCTCAACCAGTCCCAAATTTCAATTTTTACCGAGGATCTGCTCAAACTTGCCGAGGAGAAGAAAACACTTACAGCGTGGGACATCTATAACGTGGCAACCGAAATCTACAAACCCGGCCGTACGGACATTCCAGCCATGATTCCCCAGAACGGGGCATTGGCCGAGCTGATGCTCTCGGAAAACCTGCCTGAAGCCTGACCATGACCCGCATCAGAGGACAACTGACAACAGCGGACTACCTTCCCATGGATATGTTCCGAAAATTGCTCGATGCATTGGAAAAAGACGGTGAATACCTGTGGGCGACCTACTGCTGGCTGTCATTCTGTACGGCATTCCGGGCTTCGGACGTACGTACACTGCGATGGAAAGACGTGCTCGGCCGCAACCGGCTGGTAAAGACGGAGAAGAAAACCCGCAAGAGCCGTATGGTGAAGTTCAGCCTGTATGTACAGGAAAAAACGCGGCATCTGTACGGGCTGCAGGGCAGCCCCGATGTGGAAAACCTAATTTTCATGAACCCGCAAACCGGCAATCCGTACTCTCTGGAATACATCAACCGGTTGCTTAAGGTGTTCCGGGTCAGATACCGAATTCCCATACGCGCTTTTTCCACACATACCTTCCGCAAGACCTTCGGGCGCTATGTCTACGAGATGATGGGGCGTTCGGCGGAAGCCCTGATCCTGCTCAACCAGATATTCCGCCATTCCAATCTGGAGACCACACGACGCTACATCGGGTTGGCGCAGGAGGACATCGACAAGGTATTCAATTCCATACGTATCTGACAACAATCTCAAGGATGCCCGGAAACCGGATGGTTGGTTTCCGGGCTATGCTTAATATGACAACATCTAAAAAACAACACTGTAAAAATGGATAAACCGATATATACAGACACCTACTTCCGCATCGAATCTGGTTACGAATGGGGACATGATATGTCAGAGGAAAAGACAGAGGCATTTTTCGCCGAAATCAGACGCCTGTTCTCGCAAAACGGCTTCACAATCGAGGAGCGCAAATACGGCGGTTGTCCGGATGTCGTGCTGGATAAGACACGGCTCTACTGCCACCCGCAAGAACTCTCCGGTCCCGTAAGGAAAGAACTTATCGAACGCATCGAGAAGATTCTGACGCAAGGTACGACATTCCAATACCTGCGTACCGACACCTACGGGGAAATCCTCGACCTGACGGAAGAGGAAGAACTGGCGTATTATCGCGAAGTCCATGCCATGGGCATTGAGGGGATATTCAGCGAAGCCTTCCACACCAGACGCCGAAACTTGTACAAGAGCCGTGAGCAGGTGCAGGAGATACTTGTCGAAAAACTCCGGGTCAAGACGTTCCGTGAGAGTTCCGTCTATTCAAACACCTCCCCGGCGTGGCGCTATATCCGTGAGATCTACGAAAAGATGCTGGCCGAAGGGAAGCTCGTGGAAGGGTACAAGCATATCGGTTCAGGGAAACTGATGCTCTGCCGTACGGCAACCGACAGGGAAATCCTGCCAGACAAAGCAAAGAAATGACGGGAAGGAACCGTTTGCCATACACTCTCCGGCCATCGTCATGCCGGTCAAACACCCTTTTCAGGCGACCGCATGCAAGTAATCCGGCAGATATCAATTTCCAACCAAAACTGCAGGCAGAAAGAAAGCAGCCAGATTATACTTTAATAAAAAACAAGACAATGAGCATACAAATCGGGAAACTGTTGCCGGACGGCAGAGTCCGGCACATCAAGGCGCTCCATGAGACGCTTTCGAAAGACCTTGTGAGGAAACTCCGGGTATTCTATCCTAACGACTGCCGGGTGGATGCCCTGCTTTCGCTGGGCGACATACATGAACTGGGACCGTCACCCTATGGGAAATGGACAGGGGCCGGTGACATTGTCCATTGCTTTTCAAAGACCCGTGACGGACGGGAGACCCGGCAGCAATCCATATCACGCATCGCGGACAACACGGACATTTTCAGCCGCATGGAGAACACGTGCCTCCTGTTCGATAGTGGTAAATGGTATATTATAGACAAGAGCGAACGACGTGAACTGCAGCTTTCCGTTGAAGATACGTCCTCCCATGACAGCATGAAGCCGATAACTGTTTATGTAAATAACCGTGCCAGACTCGAGAAGATCGAAACGCCGCATTGGCAGGAGCTTCAGGAGCTTGCCGAACGGGAATCCCGGATACTCTATGTCTACCGCGGTAGCCGTCTTGTGAGAATCGTACGATCATCCAAACTTAAAAAGAAACTGTATGCTACACAATAACATCGTATCGGCCATAGAATGGTTGCCGGACTACCTGTTCACGGAAGAGATCGTGGAGGCAGCCGTCGAGAGCAAGGAAATAGAGGTGCTGAGCCATATTCCGGGACGCTTCCTCACACCCGAACGTATTGAACGCATCATCGCGGGCAGTACGGACAACTGGCACAGCTTCGAGCTGCGCAATATCCCGGAGGCGTACCGTTCGGGAGCAGTCTGTGATTACGCCACGCGCAAAAAAACGAAGAATATCACGGCCGTTCCCGAAGCAATGGTTACCCGAGAAATGGCAGAAGCGGTCATCCGAAACGGACGCGGGGATTTCGACATTCTCGCCTTCATACCTGAACGCCTTTGGGACGCGCAACTGGCATACCTGGCCTTGCACAGCTATATTTACGACCCGTATTACACGGACAGCAGGACAGACGCCGTCATGAAAACGGGTCTTATCCTCGGATATGTCCCCGTTGAGGTAAAGACTCAAGAGTTCTATTACGGGATGCTCGACGGGATGAAAATATTGAGCACTGTTACCGATGCCGTCGTGCCGTCCCGTTTCAAGACTGCGGCATACTACCGCAAGATGGCGGAACATGACCTCTCGCTTGTTCCCGCCCGGTTCTATTCCTATGAGATTCTCCATGCGGCTGTCTGTTCGACCGAAGGGAAAAACTTCATCACAGACCCCCAGTTTTTCAAGCCGTTGTCGGTATATCTGGACGACATGCTGGCGGACCGGCTGATGGAGAAACACCCTTACATGTTCGGGGAGCTGCCGAAGCGTTTCAAGACACCGGAAAGACTGGTCATTGCCATCGATAACAGCAAACGGGAGACGAACTGCTATATCGACGAGAAAACAGAACAATCCCTGCTCACGGTGGAAGTGTGCAAGGCATTCATCCGAAGAAACGGCAACTGCCCCGAATTCCCTGAAAATGTATGGACGCGGGAGTTCGTCGACTACTGTATGGAGCACGGGACATGTTTCCGCTGGTTCCGTCAGATGCCCAAAGAGTTCCAGACCTCCGCGAACACGCGGGCGGCGTATGATTACAGCCATCACCATATCCGTGACTTTGCCAAACGGTTCATCACCCCGCAAATGGCGAAAGAGTGCTGCCGGGAGCGCAGTTATGCACGTGCCATCCCCGGACATTTCCTCAAGGAGTTCTGTCGGCAGACGGGACTGCCCGAGAAGTTCTATGGCGGGGAAACCACCATGCTGTCGCTGAAAAATAGCCGTGACGACTATACTTACTGCAAAATCGGCAATACCTGTCTGGCCTTTTATCTGAAAGAACAATACGAGCCGTCCTCGGCACACCTGATGATGCCCCGGTCGGATTCAAAATACTGCACGCCGGAGAAGGTGTTCGACGTACCTGTCAGAACCTTCCACCGCACGTGGCTGGAAAAGACCGTGGCGGAGAATGATCCGCGTTTCGTCAAGCCCCGAGTGGACAAGTCGCTGAAAGCCGTGCAGGCAATCTGTTATTACGGTGTCGAGAAATTGAAGGACCTGAACCGTACGGAAATCTTCCGCAACACCTTCATGGGAGAGACCATCGGTTACTGCGCCCGGCGCGGGAACCTGACCTACCACAACGACAACTGCAGGACCCTTATCGAGGGACTGAAGTTCAAGATCCGGGGAATGGCTGTCCCCGTAACCCTGGCGGAAGACATGACGCCTTATACGGCCGACATGCTGCACCGGAAGTTCGGCTTCTGCTATGTAGGCATGACGGCATTCGCCTCCGACTACGGTCTGGACATGGAGAAGGCGTACACCTTTGCACAGATGCGCCAGATCGTAAAGGAGAAAGGGCACAAGCCGTCATTGAGAAACTACAAACGTGAACTGAAACAAATAAACATCATCTGATATGAAAAAATACCGGATAGCTATCGAAGAGACACTCCGCAAGGTCGTGGAGATTGAAGCGGAAACGCCCGGCCTGGCCGTCTGCCGGGCGGAAGACGAATACAATGAAGAGAAACACGTGCTGTCAGCCGACAATTTCGCTGGGGCCGATATCGCGCTCTCGGCCGATGATACCACGCTCATGGAGGCACTGGGCAATACGGATTTCATGGAGTATGTGCAGTGCCGGTTCGAGGAATACCGGGAATCCATATCCATCGAAGACAAGATCAGACTGGCGTTCGGAAGTTTCGACAATGCCCTGTATGAGTTCGGCGAATACCGCAAGGAGGCGGCCCGGAACCGTCCGCAGGTCTACCTGCTGTACAGGAGCGACGCCTGACACAGCCGTTCTTCCATGGAACTCATAGCCCCGTTCTCCTCCCTCGAAAACATGATGGAGTACCTGCGACGCAAGAAGAAGGAATTCCGCCTGACAGAAAGTGACCTGGAAGAGTTCGAGAACAACCGGCAGACGCAGGGACGCGACGAGAACTACTTGTACGAGTCGGATTATCTGGATGTGCTGCCGGAACAAGAACCCGAACTGCCGCCGAAAGATGACGTTTTCTATGACAAGGTTTTCACCTGCGGGCAATCCGAGCTGTCACGCAGGGAGTTGGAATCCCTGCCGGAGCAGTTCAACACCTGCCATGTTACGGACGAACAGATGGAACAGATTGTGTACGAAACGGAAATGGAGACCCGCGACCAGCTGCGGCTCGGTGAAGGCGAGTCCATCGATTTTAACAACGACCACCATAGTGAAATCTGGTGGGAAGAAATGGAAAAAGCAGTGGTTAGGCACGGTGTACCGTACTACGAAGACGAATAACGGAAACAGAACCTGTTCATCACATGCCATAATGATGACGGGCCGTCGCGGCTACGGCTGCGGCGGTCTTTTTTTTTAAAACGAGGTGAATATTCCACCCCTTATACAAAACGATTACCTACTCTTAAAGAAACGGATTTATGAAACAGACAAGACAGGATTTCTTCACGGCAAATGGGGGAGGAATCAAAATCATGACGTTTGCGGAGTTCGCCCGGCATATCCTGCATATGGAATGCGGGGAAAGTCTGGAACTGTATGCCGCTGTGAACCGACAGACACGGGAGTGTTCCCGGCCGCTCTCTGTCAGAAAGGAACAATGGAACGGTACACCCTTTTACCTGCTCGGCGGGCACGGACAGGAAGTCCGTACCATAAATTTTGTGGGTCGCCCGAAAGAGGAGTTTCAAACGACCTGCCATGATGCTCTGGACAGCTACGATGCCGTGGAAAGTATCGGAGCGGTCGTGTCGATACTGCGTGAATTATCTCCCGAAGAGCTGCATAAGCGGATTGCGGAAGAGATGAAGACCGGCTGTAAATACCTGATGGTCTACCGCAGCGAGGAGGAGATGACGGCCGCACTCGACGGCAAGATATACGCCATCAGCGATACGGACGGCAAATTCCTTTGCAACCTGTATCAGCCGGATTACCTCCGTCTGGAAAACGGGGGCGATATTGTGGACATCGCATCCATTCCGGACATGCACTTCCATTCCGATTGGGCAATCGCCAACCCCACGGTACGCGACAAGGTGCTCTCCTCCCGGATGGTGATTATATATACCCACGAAACGGTAACGCTATGATAGAGATTGGCAACAGGATAGAAACGCCGGAAGGTGTGTTCTATGAACTGGAATATGGAGGGGAAGGAAACATCTACAAGAACGAGGATGCCTTTCTCAACCGCCCCGATGAAGTGTGCTATGTACCCGAATACGCGGCAGAAGACCATGAGGGCTGGCGTGTACCGGCGAGCAGTGACGGCTGTTTCACGCATAACTCACTGCTCGCCCTGTGCAAGGGTAATGCAGAGGTATGCCAGGATCTGTTTTACAGCCTTGAATGGACGTACCCGACCACCTTGCTGGAAGAATGGGACTCGAACGGTTATTTCGATGAGATCGAGGGCTGGTATGACGATTAAAACAGACAGGCTATGGAAAAATATAAAATAGTGTTGACCGGACCGACCGGAAGCAGGACCTCGAACTACATCCTGAGTTTGAGAATGCACATAAAAGCATACTTCTCCCAGCCCTACGGCAAGGAAGAATTCGGTCACGTGCTTCATTGCATCAGCTCGTTCATTGATGATTTTACCTTCAAGGTACGCAATTCCCGATACCGGGGAGACATCCTGAAAAGGACTATCAGTAACGACTGCCTGAAAGTGTTCAACCTGGGTGACGAGATAGTGATACTGACCGTCTCCTTCACCCCACTGGAAACATGAAACCAACAATATGACAGATATGGATAAAATACAGAAAGACAATGCGGAGCCGGGCAAAGCCCCGGACAAAATGAGTGCTGACAAGCTGCATCTGTTCGCCACCCGGTACGCCTTTATCGACGAACGGCTGCACGAGGCCGGGCAAGCCATGCTGAAATTCATGCTGGAGTTCCTGGCACAATATGGCCGCGTATCACTCGGCCTCACGGAAGAGGAGGAACTCGACGACAACAACTTCCCCGTCACGACAACCCTGTACGGGAAGCACGACACGCCCCGTATCAAGCTTACCGATGTCTACCTGACGGATGACGGGGAATATCTCCTTGCTGACGGAATAGATGCGGAGACCGGGGAAAAACGGGACGGATTCTATATCTACAGCGAACAATACGCCGATATCTTCCAGTTCGTCGGCCATGCTTCGGAGATGAACTGACGAATGAGGAACAACCATAAAACGAAATATCAATGGATTGTATCAAAGATTTACAAGCCGCCATCCGCAACATTCTCGTAAACAACGGCCTTACGGAACTCTGTCTGGGAGAGCCTGACGAACTGGACGATCCCACCTATATCATTTGGTATGACAGGCACTGTGAGCCTAACGAAGACCCAGTGTTGAAGGTTTGCCTTGAAGATGAGGGCATTGCCGTTGAGGTCGAAGCCCGCAGTTTCGGGAACACGATAACCGTCTACGATTATGACATAGACCGTATTGAATGGTGGAAAGGCATTCATGCCAATATTCTGGAAGTGCTGGAGCGTGACGGCAAGCGCCGGTGTCCGGCCTGTGGCAGGACGGTCAAGGGGAAGCAGCGGTATTGTGGTGCCGGATGCCGTGATTTCATGACTCCCGGACCGACAGTGGAGCAGGTCGCGGAAAAAGCCAACCGGAATATCCGCAAACTGGCAAGCCTTGCCGCCGGAAAGGACAAGGCGTACCGGAAGCGGCTGATAGAGAAATATACCGTCGGCCCGTCATAGGCCGGCTTTGTTACACTAAAAAATGTATGATATTATGGCAACAAGAACCATTTACCTGACCGTACGGCTCGATATCGACAACCCGAAGGCCGATGAGATAACGGACGAAGAGGTTGACAAAATTATCAGCGAAGTGGACTATGAATTCAAAAATTACGGGGATTATGAAATCGACACGAAAATCTGTGGGAAAAATGACGAAGGTGGTCTTTAGACGCTATCCCGACGGACAGATCATCGCCCTGTTCCCGGAAATACCGTGGAGTGGACGGCGGGGTGAAATAACCTCCTACATGCACGTCGGCCAGCATGGCGCAGCCGACTATGCGGGTGTGATCGCCGTGACGCGGCCAGTCCGTGAAAAGGAGTACCGCAACCCGCTTTCCGAACTGAGAGCCATCGGTTATGATGACCTACACATCGTGCGGCATGCAAGACCAAAATTCATAAACAGCTAAAAACAAATCTTATGTCTCATAAGCCGAATGCCGTTCCTGTCTTGCAGGAGGGAACGGTCTATACAATTATACTTGACGACGGACGAAAGGTCCACGGCGTAATCTATCATACCTGTGTCGCCTCCGGCAAGTCGTATTTCGCCAAAGGCGATAAGACCTATCCCGCCGAAAAGGTGCGGAACCATTCAATCACCGGACATGCCGCATCGGACGGCTCTAGAAGGAACGGCACACCCAATCCCGACCGCTTCGCCATCACGGATGAAGTGTGCGAGGTCGTTGATGTAGTTACCACGCCGGAAACCAATCCGAAAATGTTCCGGTGTCGTGTCAAATGCCTGATGTATTCAGGCCTGTCACAAGCCGAGGCTGAGAAAGTCATCGCTTCAACGCCGCTAAAGCTGGAACTCTTCTACGACGTAGGCCGTGGCAGTTTCGCTATTGACGCCGAGGCAGTTGGCAACACACCGCTATATAATCCTTACACGGGAAAGGAAATCCCGGATGAAACTTAAGCCGAACTACATCGAATATGAGAGAACTATATATCAAGAATCTCTGCATCGAGATTACCCGACGTTGCAACATGCGCTGTGCCCACTGCATGCGGGGAGATGCCGAATCCGTGGATATCTCTTTGAAACATATAAGCAACCTGCTGCGGCATGTCAGGCATATCCACCATTTCAACATCACGGGCGGCGAGCCGTCGCTTAACGTCCGGGCTATCCATCATATACTCGGACGGGTACGTGCATACGGCATTACAGTCAATGATTTCTATATCGTGACCAACGGAGCGGCTACCTCCCGTTCCGGGGAATTCATAGCAGCCTGCGCCGCGCTGTACGAGTACCAGGAGGAAAAGGAGCAGGACTCCGGCCACATGCTCGAAATGAGCGACGACCGCTTCCATGATCCGGCGGAGCATGCTGCCACACTTGCGGCACTTTCCCCGTATCCCTTTTTCGGAGTCAGGGGACAGGCCGAACGGATCTTCCTTTTCCGGGAAGGTCGCAGTACGGAGGGATATCCGAATCCCGTTCATAGGATTTACCTTACGGAGGAGAACTACGTTTATGGCGATCTCTGTCTCAATGCCGACGGCATGATTCTCTCCAACGGTGACCTGAGCTATGCCCGCCAGCGGGAACATGCCCTGTGTCCTTGCGGAAAGCTCATGAAATATCTCCGGAATACCCTGAAAGAGCGTAGAAAAGAAAGATTATACAAATAAACCATTCAAAATAAAAAGACAATATGATAAAGATAACCATGATTTTTGGCGAGGATGCCGTAAGAAAATATGACGAGAGCAAGGAACTGCCTTCCGAGGAATGGCTGATGGACAACGGGGGTGTCGTGGACGAGAAAGAGTTCAAAACTCTTGAAGAATATAAGGCCTATGTCGCCGGGTTGAATGACGGTGACGGCTGGAGCGATTATCAGATCATACGTCATAAGGACGAACCGGAAGATACGGACACCCAGTGTGAAGAGTCGGTATGGATGCGCCTTGGTGCCACGGTAACAGGCAAGCGTGAGGAAATCGAAAAAATACTGGAAGGTCATGTGGATACGCTCGCGCAGCTGTTGGCGCGGGAAAAGTTCGAGATAAGCGGTGAAACATATATTCCCTCAATGGTCATAGAGGAATACAATAAAGAACACCTGACCGATTTCGAGGAAAAGGATATGGATTTTTACTTGTTATAAAAAAACGATTGCCACGATCATGATAACAGTGACACTTTTGCTCGGTAAGGACACCGTAAGCATATACAAGAAAACCGGGATCATCCCGCCGGAAGAGAATACCGCCGACTCCGGCGGTTACATGATAACCAGGCAATTCGGAACTGAAGTGGAATATAGAGCCTACGCAATGGCTATGGAAGACCTGGAAGGACATAGGGACTGGCAGATGCTGGCTCCCGTCACAAGTCCGGCACCATCATTCCGCACCGAGGATTTCGTACGCCTGACGGACGGAGCGGTCGGTTCGATATGCCGAAGTTTTGGAGACGGACCGGCGGATTACCGTAAGGAAATGCTGTTTGGTCAAGAATTAAATCAAAATCAAATGGATATGAACTGTAAAAAAAATCAGGCTATTACGACTTTTATTCATGGAATACAAACGATAAACAGACACAGCCATGCCATACAGAAGCACGGGAATAACCATTTGCGGGACACGGTATGACCGCAGGCAAAAACTGACACCCGAACAGCGAGCAGAGATTTTCCACCGTTACATGACGGAAGATGTCAGTCAGCGCCAACTGGCACGCGAGTACGGTGTAAGCCGCCGCCTGATTACGTTTATCGTGAATCCCGAAAGGGAGAAGCGTAACAGGGAGCTGCTGAATAAGCGCAAGGCGAAGGGGATGTACAAGCCTGACCGAAAAAAGCACACTGAAATTATCCGTGAATACCGGCGCTACAAACAGAAGTTATTCAAAGAAGGCAAAATTCAATTAAATACTGACAGAAAATGAAATTACAGGAAAAACAGAAAGAACTGGAACAGGAGATTATCGCCAATCTCAGGGCGATTCCAAAAATGCCGGAGGACTTGCTGCCCCACAAGGTCTATGTCGAGGAGGAAGGCGAGGACGCTGAACATCACGGCATACCGGTATATACCGTGTACAAGCTGGAAGAGATCAGGCCGGACGGGAGCTGCATGCTCTATAATCCCGACAGCCGGGAGCGTTTCCCCTGCCGTCATCTTTACGAAATCAATATCGACTGGCTGGTTACCATCTGGGAACGGTATCTGGAACTGTGCGTCGGGCAGAAACTCTGGAAACAGAACGCCGTCGCTTTCCTGAAAGAAAGTACGGATAAAATGGAGGCGGAGATCTCCGCTTTCGTGGACTCCGGCTGGGACAGATGTTCGGCTTACACGGACAACCTGAAACGATTTCTCGGAAAAGATGAGGCCAAAGAGGTGTGGGTGTTCTCTTTCCCTATGGATGATTTCGGACGTGACGCTCCTGACAAGGAGATTATTTTCGATTATGAAAACAACCCGCATACAGAGGTTGAAAAGATGACACCGCTGGAGTTCACGGCAAGAATCAATGACGAGATGTTCAATGACCAGGATAATTGGGTTCGGGCCATTGAACTTCCCGAGCATAAGTAATAACCACAAAACAATTTAATATGATTACCCAAAGAAATATTCAAGACGAGAGCTTTGACTCTATGACTGTCAACGGTATACCGGCATTGCTCACCAATTTTAGGATTGACCGCAATGTCGTTCCGGAAGGACTGTATGCGTATGATATCCGGGAGTCGGATGACGGCAGGCGTTTTGCGACCATTGAACCGGAGGTAATGGTAAACCATGCCGGAACAATCCTTACAAGAGAAAAGCTGGTCATGGGAGAAAATGGTTACGTGCGGATTGAAGAGTACGGATTTGAAGATTCCATGACACTGGACGAATGGCTTGCAGAGTATAATTAAAACGATGGAAACAGGTGTTAAAGAACTGACAGAAAAATACCGTAAACGTTTTGAGGCTTTTTATCATACGGAAGGAAGCAATACCGACAGAAAAGGAAGCAGGAGGAAGAGAACGGAAGAAAGTCCGAGCTTTCTAAAAGAGGTCATACACTCGATACTTGATACGCTACCGGAACTGTTACCGAGTATGGTCTTATCAAAACCACGGGTGATTACGCTATGTACGGAAAATATTGCCGTATTAAAGCATGCGCTGTCCTTACTGGTGGATTTTCTATAAACGAGAACTTGAGCTACTTTTTACACCTCCGTTCCATGGTAAAGCCTGTAGTAAAAGCCATAGGATAGACAATATGAACAATTCGTTAAAACCATCAGCGAGGAGTTTGAAAAAAGGAGGTGAAAATGAGAGAATAGTTCCGCTTATAAAAAGTGGGGCGAGTCCGCAATTTATTGTATATTTGTCCAATAAAAAAGTCTGTATATACCTTTCGGATGAACCCCCAACAACTGAATTGGTTGCAGGCACTTTTTATGTTTGGCAGGCACCAAACCATACACATATATTATATGAAAAAGGAACAGATTATCCGTCAGTGTTACGGAGGTATGAAAGAAAAGCATGGCATGGAAACTATTACCCTTTTCCATGTAGGTGATTCATACGAAGCGTATTTTGAAGACGCCGAAACGATTTCCCGGATCATGGAAGCGCCTCTTTTCAAGATGACGGCGGCGAATATTCCTGCTGTCAGGATATCAGATACTGCCATGGAGGAATGCCGAAACCGGTTGTTGGATGCAGGACATGAAGTATGCGTGTCCGAGTTCCGGGGTGCATCCGGCCGCCACATCCTCAAAATTCTATGAAACAGTTAAGAAAGCAGGCTGATGAGTTTGTTTTCATGACAACTACAATCGGTCCACGGGCGATATTGGTATTTCTTGTCATTGTGGTAGGACTGTTACGGATGTGTATTCCCGATAAGACTGATCCAATGGACAACAGTATCAACAAATCTTCCGAGATAGTGGCCCATGTCATGGTCAGGGACAGTACGAACAATGGTTTCCGGGTGGTATATGCAACAGCCGAACCTGTAACAGATGAACGGTTTGCGGAAATATGCACACGGACAAGCGTACGGAATGGTTTTGAAAGTCTGGAAAAGGAAGCTCCGATACATTTTGGAAACAATCTTTTGGAAACGGATATTTGCGACTTCGCCCTATACGTTTACAGGTTTCCGATTGACAAGGATATCCGCGTACATAACATTTTCGTAACAGGGAAAGAGAAGATGGATTTTTATGTCCGGGACAACCCTAATCTGCCGGGATGTGCCAGATGGATGCATCACGGCACAGAACAGGGAAACCAATATCTGAACGCCGACGATATAAATTACTATATACCTAACGGTGGGCGGATTTACCGATATTGGAAATGCCGTTATCTTCTGCAAACCTCTGATACTGATGAACGTTTCAGCCATTTTACAGAGGAAGAAAGACTGTACTAAGTGCAGTCTTTCTCTATATATTCGTACATAATTACCTGAAAACTAATGATTAAAACACTTTGTCAATACGCTTATTTGATATATATTTGCATGATAAAGTGAGTTATTAAAGACATATTGTTAATTGAAAGTAATAGATTGAATATGAAAGACCTGTAATATGACATCGGAAAAATCGCAACTGAAGTTTGCGAAATCGGAGCGGACAGGCGAACTGATCGGATTCGTTTCGCGCCACTCCAAAACACGTAAATTGATGGGAGTTCGTGAAGACTCAAGATTTGGCAAACAAATATGTGTTCTTTCAGAAGATCTGAAAGGAACTATTGAGCCAAACATCCTCTATTCGGTAGAGTTGAAACCCATGCACAACGCCAAAGGGCATGTAGTGGTTGCTGCTACCCCTGTCTTGTTTCAAGCGCATGTGGAAACAATAATTGTCCCGAAAACATTGTATCAAGTAACTGTGACATTCGGCAACAAAAAGATTTTCTTCGATCCCAAGGACGGAAAGAGTGCTATGAGCCGTACAATAGACGGTGTATTGGAAATTCTCAAAGGGCGCAAGGATATCAGGCATCAGGAGAATGTAATCAACGATTACCTGAACCAAGCACAGGCTTTGGTACGACGCATGGAATCTGACGGATTCATCTACACGAAAAACGGACATTCGGGAAGAGGCAAATGAAAGGAAAACCAAAGATAGGCATAGCGACCGATGGTACCCATAAGGCAAAAGAGAGATTGACACGCTTCCGGGCTGTCGACCTCTCTTCTGGAATGGAACTCTTTTCGGAGTCAATTGGCAACTGGACAAACAATATCGGGGAGTTTCTCGGTATTGTGACAGCTGTCAAGTATATTTTAGAGCATCCGGGAACTCCGCGCACAATCTATTCCGACAGTATAACGGGTATTACATGGTATAATAATAGACAGACCGCTTCCTCACGCACATGTCCGGCATTACAGAAAGCGGAGATATTTCTCAAGGTAATGGAAGCAAGGATAGTGGATATAGAGGTATTGTATTGGGACAAGCACTTATGGGGCGAGATTCCTGCTGATTTCGGAAATAAATAATAAAGACAATTAATGATATGGCAAAATTGAAATCCCAGTCACAAAAATATGTTGAGCTGAAAGAGGAGGACTATTTACAGCTGGTTGAGAATACCATTAAAATGGAAGCTCTAAAGATTGCTGGCATTGAGAAGATGCCCATCTACAAGGCTATGAAGCTTATTCTTGAACACGAGCACATCGACTTGCTTATCAAACCCGTTTCAAGGAGATATTCCTAATCTTTAAGTGGACAATACTATACTCCCAATACCGGATAATTATATATAGTCCATTATTTTATTTATTCTTTATTGAAAACCCAAGAGAATGTGCCAAAAATTATATTCACAGAATTACACGGATTTACGCAGACAAATATTACAGAGCACCATCTGTTAGTTAGGGCAGGGAAGTTCAATGCCGACAAGCGGGAGCATTTCATCCAATTGGGTAAGACAATGGGCAGTGAAAGCCTGAAACTGACACTGGAGAGCATGGCACCCGTGACGAAACCCATGCAACTGCTGAACATCGGCGGCGGAACCGTAGGCAGTGGTGCGGCAACCGGACAATGGGGCAAACTGAGCGAGGTACCGGAAGCGCAGCTGAAGCTGATGCGCGAGAACGATCCGGACAAATACCGTGCGCTGTACAAGGCGGAATACGGCATTGACTGCCCGAAATTTTAGAAATATAGTATCAATTGTAAAACAGAAAGTGTTATGATGAAATTTTTAGTGGGAACGCTGTTCAACGTCCTGATGGGCGTAGTATTGGCGTCGGTTGTGGGGATTGACCCTGCTTATGGAGCGGCTACGGCGGCAGTACCGATGGTGCTTGGAAAATTCATGCCCGTAGGGGCACTCTTTGAAGGTGTATACACCGAAGTGTGGACAGGCGAGCTGGTGAAGCAGCTCAATGCGGGGCTGGTGGCGAGTTTCCTGAACGGCATTCCCGATTATTCGGCCAAGGTGGACAATGAAATCATTCACCTGGTAGATGTAGGCGGCGACCCGGACGTGCTGATAAACAACACAACGTATCCCATCCCTATCCAGGACTTGAGCGAAAGCGATATTCCCATCGGGCTTGACAAGTTCCAGACGAAAGCCACCCGTGTGACGGATGATCAGCTGTATGCCATCTCATTCAACAAGTTCAGCGCGGATGTGGAACGTCATGGCAACGCCATCTCCACCGTGAAGTACAAGAAAGCCATCCATGCGCTGGCTCCTTACAGCAACACGGCCAAGACTCCCGTCGTCAAGACATCGGGAGAGGCTGACGCAAACGGTCGCAAGAAGATTACCCGCAAGGATATCATTGCCCTGAAAGCAAAATTCGACAAGGCGCAGGTTCCTACAGACGGACGTCGCCTGGTGCTCTGCAACGACCACGTGAACGACTTGCTGGAAGACGACCAGAAGTTCCGCGACCAGTACTACAATTACACCACCGGTAAGGTGATGAACATGTATGGTTTTGAAATCTACGAGTTCGTGAACTGCCCGTTCTTCACCAAAGAAGGCGTGAAAGTGCCTTACACTACCAAACCGGCAGATACCGACATGCAGGCATCCGTGGCGTTCTACGTCAACCGTATGTTCCGTGCGCAAGGTACCACCAAAATGTATTACAGCGAGGCACGCACCAGCCCGCAGACGCAGGAGAGTCTGGTAAACTTCCGCCACTACGAAATCACCATGCCCAAGAAGATGGAAGCCATCGGTGCCATCTACAGCTGGGACGGCTCCACTGCCCAGACTTCGGATGCGACTGCTCCGGCAGAAAAACGTTGGGCGCAGGTCAGACGCGAAGCGATTGAGGCTGCCGAACAAGCTGCTGCCGGCGGGGAAAGCCCGAAAGCAGACGATGCCAACAGTGAATTGGAGGAATAGTGATGAGCAGAGGACTACGTAACAACAACCCCGGGAACATCCGCCTGTCACGTACGTTGTGGCAGGGGGAGGTCCGGCCCTCCCGGGACAAGGCTTTCTGCCAGTTCAAGACAATGGCTTACGGATATCGTGCCCTCATCAAGTTGCTTCAGAACTACCGTCGTAATAACGGTTGCCGCACGGTAGCGGACTTCATCAACCGTTGGGCGCCTCCGGTGGAGAACAACACTTCGGGTTATATCAGCCGGGTATGCAGGGAGATGCAGGTACCGACATCGTTCGTGCCTGATATAAACGACCGGGCAACGATGTGCGCTTTTGCCGCCGCGATCTCACAAGTGGAAAACGGTGTACCGGCAGTGATGATGAACGTGGAAGCCGGCTGGGAACTGCTTTAATGATTGATAACCCGTAACGATTTTCAGCCATGAATTCAGACTTGATTCTACAGATTCTCCAATGGCTTGTGCCGAGTGGCATTGCCGGTTCCCTCTGGGCATGGCTGAGACGCCGGGAGAACAACAAAGTGCTCGCTGCCAAGGAGCGGAACGATGCCTATAAGGAAATGTACGACAACCTGTCGGGAACATTAATAGACTTACAGAATGAGAACATCAAACTTTACAAGGCGGTGCGGGAGCTCAACCGCACTATCCAGAAGGCTTCTACTTGCAAGCATTATGGCGATTGCCCTATCCGTCACGAGCTGCAGAAGTCCGGGACGATTGACACGGAACAGCCTCGTTACCGACAGCCTGCAAGGCAGAAGCGTGTTCGCTCTCCTTCAGCAGCCCGTTCCGCCCAGCCTGGCGAAGACGCAGTTTCCGACGAATCTGCTGAATTCGATACCTGTGGGGACGGGATTCAGTAAGCGCAGCGGACAGGCCACGGTGAACGTCACCCGCATATCGGAGGACAGCCTGGAGGTGACCGCCACCTGCGACAGCCTGGCGCGGCAGGTGATGATGCTGACGGAAGAACTGACCCGGATCAGGAGCGAGACTTCGGAAGAAGCGGAGCTGCTGCCTCCGGAGGTGATAAAGGAACCCACCGGCTGGCAGTGGTTTCAGATATGGACAGGTCGGCTGGCCGTTGCCGTCCTTCTTCTGATACTGATTAAACGGCGATTGAATAGAACTTAAAAAATAAAAGAATTTATGGACGGATTAATCTACGGACTGGCGCACCTCAAATTCAAGGAGAAGGAAATAGGCCTTATCAGTGAGGAAGGCCTGCAACCTGCCGGAAGCGCTCCGAGTACCACGGACATCTTCGCCGCACAGGTGAAGGATGGTCCGGTAATGACACTTACCACCAATCCCGGCAAGAAGGCATTTTCCTGCACCCTGATAGAGCTGAATGCCGACAGTCTGGTGAACACTATCGGCGGCACCAAGGACGCCAATAACAACTGGGAGCCTCCCGAGAAATGGGAAGCTACGGGCGTGATGGATGTAGTGGCTGACAGTGGCGAGACCCTGCGCTTCTACAACGCGAAGGTGACCGGCAGTGACTTTGCCAACGGCATCAACTCATCAAACGTATTGGGACTTTCCCTGAACATCGAGCTGCTGAAGGATGCCGACGGCAAGCGCATGAAGCTCTTCGCCAAGGGTGTCGACCCGGATACGGGCGCCGAGGCTGTTGGAGGGTAAAAGGTACGGACTATGAAACCGAACCTGGAAATCGAGGCTCTTGCGGAGAGGATCATGTCGGATGCCGGCATCTCCCTTCCGCTGCGGCTTCCCGGAGGGAAATACATCCGCTGGGTGATGCGGGTGCCGAACCTGGAAAGCCGCTGCCGCATACAGCGGATGTACCTGAAGATGGGTGCGACACACGAGGAACTGAAGGCTTATACTTTCGAGCAGAAGCAGGAGTTCATGGTGAAGCATACCGGAACGGTGAGCCGCATGGTGGCATACGCCATTGTCCGCGGTTGGGTGTTGGGTTGGCTACTGAACCGCCCGGTGGCATGGATGCTGCGCAGCTGCATGCATCCGGCAGCCCTGGAAGAGGCATGGATGATTGCCCTTAGCACGATGAGCACGGTCCCTTTCGGGAATACTATCAGATTGGCCGAGGTGATGAGCCTGACGGCACCCAATCTGAGCCGAAGAAAATAGAACGGGAGTTAAAGGGGTACATGGAACCCGCCCATAGCCCGTTCGGTCTCGTGGGACAGATAGCCCGTGACACGGGTTGGAGTGTGGACTATATCATGCGCGGGGTGAACTACCCGATGCTGATGCTGATGTGGCAGGACTTCCCCCGCCACGTGCCGGGAAGGAGGAAAACCACGCAGGAGATGGTTGCCGAAAAGAGAAGCCGCAACGGGCAGCCGAATATATCTCCGGCGGATTATTTACAACAATTGCTTGACGAAGAGGAGAACGCTGATGAATCCCATTAAACTTGAAATATTCCTGGATGACAAGACGCTGGCGGGCATGCGGTCGGTGGAGGGCAATGTGGCCAACATGGAGGCTTTCACCAAGCGGATGATCGGGCATCTGAAACTGGAGCTGAAGGATTTGGAGAAGGAGTATAAGAATCTCCAAAAACAAGGGCTTGCCGGTGACAGGGAACTGGCGGATATCCAGGCACTGAAGGGTGCCATCGGCGGATTGAAAGAGCAGTTGAAAGAATACGAGGCGGCAAAAAAACGGGCGAACGAGACGCCCATCATGGGTAATGACCCCGCACCGAAACTGAACAGCGTGAGGATGAGCATGGCGCAGATAGCCCGCGAGCTTCCGGCACTGGCTATGGGACCGCAGATGTTCTTCCTGGCGATATCCAACAACATACCGATGTTTACGGATGCGGTGGGTAATGCCAGAAAGGAGTACGAGAGGCTGACGGCGGCGGGCCAGAAGGCGATGCCGGTATGGAAGCAGGTGTTGAAGTCCCTGTTCTCGTGGCAGACGGCTATGGCAACGGCAATAACGCTGACTGTGGTATTCGGCAAGGAAATTGGGAATTTCTTCTCTACACTCTTTTCCGGGAAAAAGTCAGTTATTGGTCTGGCAGAGGCACAGGAAGAGTTGAACAAGGCGATGCAGGAATCCGATACGGGTATCGGAAAGAATCTCGTATCGCTCAAAACCTTGCAGGAGAAGTGGGCCTCCCTGGGAAATGACCTTTCCGCAAAAAAGAAATTCATAACTGAGAACAAGGAGGAATTCGACAGACTGAATGTGGCTGTTGCCAACGTCGCAGACGCGGAGAATCTGCTGGTCGACAATACGGAAGCTTTCATCAAATCCATGCAGCTCCGCGCCAAAGGTGCGGCAGCCCAGAAGATGGCTGCCGAGAAATACGAAGAGTCCCTTAGGCTACAGCTGGAGATAGAAAAAGAGAAGAAACGTCCGGTCAGCACGCTTGAAAGGACAGCCGGCACTTTGAATACCGTCCAGTCAAGAGGGCTGGTAAATGAAACCGGTGAAGACCTCAAACGGTACGGAGTGGAACATCTGGAGAAACAGAAGAAAGCCATCGACGAGACTGCCGATGCATTCTTCCGACTCGGCATTGAAGCGGAAAATGAGGCCCGGAAGGAATTGAAGGCAGCAAATATAAAGGACAAAATAAAAGTAAAGACACCGGTAAAAGGAGGTAAAACAGTTACCGACTATCAGAACGAACTTGTCGACGCCCGTATCCGTGCCCAGCAGAAAGTGGAGGCCGCCCGCATCGCCGTGATGGTGGAGGGACGGGAAAAACGCAAGGCGCTTGCCGAAAAGGAGTATAATGACACTCTTGCCGCCATCGACAAGGAAGAACGCGATACCCTTGCCAAACTGGAAAAATCAAGGAAGGCGGGCAGGAAGGTGACTCCCGAAGAGGAGAGGCAGGTGAAGGACGGCGCGACTGCACAACGCGCCCTTGCCCGGGTACAATACCTGCAGGGCACCTACAATATAGAAAAGGAATGGCGCGAGAAGAACCGCCAGGCCTGGATTGACTACAACAAGGAATACGGCACCTACCAGAACAAGCGCCTTGCCATCGTGCAGGACTATGCACTGAAGATAGCCCGTGCCGAAACCGAAGGCGAGAAGGAATCACTGAAAAAGAAACGGGACAACGACTTGAAGGAACTGGACTTCGGGGAATTCAAGAAGACCGTCAACCTGGCTGACGTATTCGGCAATCTGGATGGACAGAGTACGGAAGTGCTTTCCGCGCTTCGTGACAAGCTGAAAGAATATATCAATGGCGCTGCCAAAGAACTGCGCCCGTCCGATTTAAAGGAATTGCAGGATGCCCTTACGGATATAGACCTGAAGATTGCCGACCGCAAGCCTTTCCGGGAATTGAAACGCTCGCTGGCAGAGTACGGCGAATCCCAGGCGGCAGTGGAGAGCGCCCAGGAAGACCTGAACACCGTAATGGCAGGAGGTGAAGTGGTTACGGGTATGTATAGGGACGAGACCGGCAGACTTGTAGCTGGACTGTTGACCCAGGAGCAGGCTGAAAGGAACCTTGCAGCCGCCCAGAACAACCGTCTGAAAAAGCAGGCGGCATTGGCGCAATCGCTGCAGGGTGTGGCGGGCAGGATGTCATCCTACGGTCAAGCTGCCGGTACCATCATCTCCACACTGGAAGGCTTTGGCGTCACTGTTGACGAGAATGTGAAAGGTGTGGTGGAAGGATTCAACACCATGAGCGAAGGCATCAGCCAGTTTGCCCAATCACTGCTCAGCATGGATATCGGCGGCATGATAAGCGGTGTGGTGAACACCGTGGGCGGTGCCATCAAGAGCGTGGGCAGCCTGTTCGGTGCCGACTGGGGAGGCGAACGATCGGAAAGACGTTACCGGCAGGCCAAAGAGAAATACGAGAGTTACATGGAAGTACTCGACAGGGTCATTTCCAAACAGAAGGAGCTCGTTGCTTCCATGGAGGCGGACGACTTCGCCAATGCCGACAACTCTTATGAGCGTGCCCGTGAGTTGCTGAAAAAACAGCAGGACTATGCCCGGGAGATGGGTAAGGCCTATCTGAATGCAGGTGCAAGCAAGGGGTTTCTGGGCGTGGGGTCAAGCGCCTCGCACGGTACCGACCAGCGCAAGGACATCTCCCGGTCCGCCTGGGAGCAAGCCAGGAAGGTGTTGGGTAGCGACTTCGATAAATACGGCATAGGGGACGGTCGCATGACGGGACTCTTCGACCTCTCGTATGAGCAGTTGGTGAGACTTCGTGATGAAGCAAGCGGGTTCTGGAGCGAACTGCACGAGGACACACAGGACTACCTGAACCAGATTATCGAAAGCGAGGAAGCCTGGCAGGAGGTGCAGGAAGCCCGCAAGGAGGCACTGACGAAGACGGACTTTGACAGCTTCTATAACAGCTTCGTCTCCATGCTGTCCGATATGGATGCCACTTCGGAGGATTTTGCGGACAGTTTTGAGAAGTACCTGCAGAATGCCATTTTCTCCGCACTGGTAGCCACGCGATACAAGGACCGGATACAGAAACTGTATGACTCATGGGCGGACATGGCCGACAAGGACGGACTTTCTTCCACGGAGGCGGAGAAGCTGCGCGGGGATTACCGGAAGATAATCGATGAGATGCTGAAAGAGCGTGAGCAGCTGATGGAAGATTTCAACTGGAAACCATCGGGCGAAGATGGAGGCAGCCAATCAGGACGCGGCGGTGTCTTTACCGCCATGAGCCAGGAACAGGGTACGAAGCTGGAGGGATTGTTCACCTCCCTGCAGGACCATGCCAGTGGCATGCACCGTCTGCTGGAGGAACTGACGAAGGGACGTTCCGCCGACCATGATATATTCCTGCAGATAGCTGAGAACACCGCTTACTGCAAGATACTGGAAGACATATTCGACCTTCTGGCAAGCAAGGACCGGGACGGATGGAAAACGATATAGCAAGCTTATGAAAGATTTGACAGGATATATGACGATAAACGGCAAGGATGCCTGGACGGAATACTCCGCTTTCCTCTGTGAGGACAGAGAGGAGGATAACTTTAATCTCAGCGAGTTGCTGAAACCGCTTGAGATGAAGGAGTATACTGCCGTGGATTTCCGGGAACGCAACGGCGAGGAACTGCCGGAGGCATTGCCGTCATCCTGCTACAAGGCCCGTGACGTGACGTTGTACTTCGCCGTATACGCCTCTTCTCCGGAGAAATGCGAGACCCGCCGTGCGGCATTGATGAAGGTCATGTATTCCGGATGGGTGAACCTGCAGGTAAAGGGGAAGACATCCGCCTATAAGTTCTACTACAAGTCTTCTTCCGACTTCGATACCGTGACGGATGTAGCCGGCGGAACGGTCGTAGAGAGATGGAAAATGAAGTTTCGGGAACCGAAACCCGGAGCTCTTTAAATAACGATTAAAAGCTGTTTGAATGGAACTCAAAATCTATAACCGGTCCGGAGAGTTGAAACTGACGGTTTCCACATCCTCCTCCTCCACCTGGAACCAGGAACTGATGAAGGAATGCTCTGTGTCGGTCTCCTTTACCCACCCGTCCTACGTGATGCTGGACGTGGAGGACTATGTGCTGCTGGAGGGAGTGAAGTTCAGTATAAAGAAGGAGTACAAGCCGAAGCAGAAGAACAGGCAGACGTACAACTACTCGGTGAAGTTCTACGCCCCCATCCACGACGCTGAGCAGGTGATGTACCTGCACCTGACGGACGGTGCGTATGAACCGCAGTTCTCTCTGAATGACAGTCCGAAGGTACATCTGCAGAAATGGGTGGATAACATGAACCGATTGTCATCTATACCGGTATGGAGCATTGGTGAAGTTTTGGAATCCGCGAACAAGACAGTGGAATACAACAATGCCACTTGTTGGGATGCCTTGTCGCTGATGTCCGACGCTTTTGAGTCCGAATGGTGGGTGGATGATTTCAAAATCAATCTGACCCGTTGTGAACGTGGTGAGCTCGTAGAACTGGGCTATTTGCAGGGCCTCACCTCGTTGGTACAGTCGGAAAACAGTGATGATGTGAAGTTCTTTACACGTTTAATTCCTCTTGGCAGCACTAAGAACATAGACCGCAGCCGCTATGGCTACAGCCGTCTCCAGTTGCCGGACAAAGCGAAATATGTGGACCGGAACACGCATTACGGACTGTTCGAGCATGTGGAGGAATCCGCATTTTCGGAAATCTTTCCGAAATACACCGGAACGGTCACCTCTGTGCGAAGTGAAGAAAAGACGGATGAGGACGGCAAGAAGTTTACGGTCTACTATTTTAATGACGAAGGAATGCTATTTGACCCGAACAAGAACGAGATTGCCGGGCTTGTGAAACGTATATCCTTTCAGACCGGTGACCTTGCCGGGCAGGGAAATTCCGAAAGCAACAATTACTGGTTCGAGGCCAACTATAATTCGGATACGCTGGAATGGGAAATCATCAACACCTATCCTTCCGATGACATTCAGATACCGGGCGGAAACCTTGTACCCCAGCCGGGAGACACGTATATTCCCTGGAATATTCGCATGCCAGAATCATACGAAGCTCAGGCTGAGCAGGACTACAAGGCTGCCGTGGACAGTTTCTTGGAGAAATACAGCGATGACATATCCATCTATGGTGGCGACACAGACTATATATGGGTAGACAAGCAAAACATACCATTACAGCTCGGTCAACGTGTGCGGTTGCTCAGTGACAAGTATTTCTCTTCCGGATATTTCGATACCCGGATGACGAAGGTGGTGCGGAAGCTGGACAACCTGGGAATCGCCAATATTGAGTGCACCAACAAGGTCGGCAAGGGATGGAAGAGGACAGTGGAAGCAAGCCTCTCGCAGTTGCAGTATGTGGTGTCAATGGGGGGAGTTCCTCTTCCGGAGGCAGTGGCTCTTCTTCCATCACAGAGGTGTCTGACAAACTGAAGAAGGATATCCTTGTCAATTCCAGCGATGTAGGATATATAAAGAAGGGAGATGTGGTTGCTTCCGGAGAGACATGGGAAAAGATTTTTCGCAATATGCTTTACAGACCGGTAGGAGCGGAACTCCGGAGCAGCATATCGACATCAAATGATGTGGAATATGGCACTCCGAAAGGATATATCACCTACACGGCCACACGCAACGGACAGGGTGCCATGAAGGAAGCCTACTATGATGACAAGAAGGATAATATACTGCATTTTTCGGAAGAGAATTCCGGTGTACAGACTGCTGTCAGACGGCTGTCCGGCACCTATATCGAGAGGGAGACCTACAAGGCCGCCGTCACTTATGCCGCATCGGCCGACGGGCAGCTGCCGGAAAAGACATTGAACGACACCATCAGCGTAAACGTGCGCCGCAAGTGGTTTGCCGGGGTTGTGGACTCTGTGCCTGCCACATCGGCCCAGGTACGGTCACTCGGCAGCAGCGGGATGTACACCGGGGCCGGCAGCTACAAGTTCAGTGCCGGCCGGTGGAAGACAATCGTAATCTGCATACCTGAGGGAACCGTGAGCGAGCTCACCCTGACCGCATATCCCGGTAATTTTATCGAAGACACCGGAGTGTGCAGCGGCCCCACTTCCATCCCTGTGGAAGGCGCTAACGGAAGCCAGGCAACGGATTACCGCATGTGGGTGATACGGACCGACGGCACGAACGATGCCGATACATTCACATTCAAAACGAGTTGACATGGTAAAGATAAACGGAAGCAGCTTCGCGCTGCAATACAAGAGGACAACGTACCGGCCTATCGACAGCTCGTCTGTATTCGATACCATAGAGGACGCACGCGTATACGCGAGGAACACCGACGCCGAAGCCTATTTCCCCTATGCGGGACAGCTCGTGTCGACCCTTGAGAACGGGGGTGCCGTCTACAAGCTGTCGAAGGACGACAGCATACCGGAGACCGACGGGAAGAGGCACTTCAAGCTTGACCCTATAGGCAGCAAGAACGACAACGACGACCGCTACGTGCGCAAGGACATCGCCGAGACCATCGAGAAACTGATGACCTTCATCGAGGGCATCAACGTGAAGGGCACGGCAACGCTGAACGAAATCATGCTGCTGAAAGACCTCGTGTCGGAGAACTTCTCAGCCGGAGGCTCAGGTTTCGGCATCTACCGGGACGCGGACGGCAACTACCATCTCGACATCGACTTTGTGGACATCCGGAAGAAGCTGAGCGTGGAGGACATCCAGGTGCAGCAGTCCACCTATGTCGGGGGCAGGCAGTACAATACCGGCGGCGGCATCATCTGCAACCGCGTGGAGGACAAGGGCACATACTGGCGCTGCTATTTCAAAACCACTGATTCGGAGGGGCGTACCGTGTACAACACCTTCCAGGAGGATGACCAGGCCATCTGCGAGACGTTCAACCTGAAATCGGGCAACCACTACTACTGGCGGCTCGTGACGGGTACGGGAGACGACTACATAGACCTCTCCAAGGACGACTGTGCATCGGGCAGCGACATCCCGCTTGCCGGAGACAGCATCGTGCAGCTCGGCAACCGGACGGACACGGGCCGACAGGGTGCCATTGTATGGGACAGCGTTACCGCCGGAGGGCCTTATGTGCGCATATACAATGGGATAAACTCGTACACGATGCCCGAACCGTTGATTGACTTCAATACGGTGCTCAGCGAGATTACCGCCAGGTTTATCAACCAGGCCACGGGTAAGGACATGGACAAGACCCTTGACGACATGCAGGTAAATCTCGACATTATCAAGCAGCAGACGGACAAGGAGTACACGATGTGGTTCTATGACTATGAGCCTACATTGAGTAACATTCCCGCTTCGGAATGGACGACTGCGGAGCTGAAGGCCATGCACGACCAGGACCTGTTCTACAACACCGCTACCGGGCAGGGCTACCGGTTCGAGTCGGGTGCCTGGGAAGAAATCACCGACCACCTGACGCTGAAGGCGCTGGAAGATGCTAAAAAAGCGCAGGATACGGCCGACGGCAAGCGGCGTGTATTCGTGTCGCAGCCCACTGTGGCAGATGCCTACGACGTGGGAGACATGTGGGTGAACGCGACGTACAATGACGGCACCACTATTTACAAGAATGATGCTCTCGTATGCAAGACTGCGAAGGTGGCAGGAGCAGCATTCAGCATCAGCCATTGGAAACCTTCTTCCACGGCAACTACTGCCTATATCGAGAACCTGGGGGACCGCATCACGGTTGCGGTGACGGATTCGGAAAATGGCATTGCCGAGGCTACGAGGCTTGCCAACCAGGGTATCAGCGATGCCCGGGACGCTTATTATCTTGCCCGGGGGGCGCAGGATACGGCTGATGAGAACACGGCGGCCATCCAGGTGACAAAGGACTCCATCGCCGCGCTGGTTGAAGGCATCCACTTCGACAGCTCCGGAAACATCACGAACATCAACACTTCCGGGCTGGTGACGACGGCTGATTTCAACTCGCTGCTGTCTAAGAAGGTGAGTTTTGATGCGGCGGGGCATATCACGAACATCGACAAGTCGGGGCTCATCACCGAATCAAACCTTGTGCAGATGTTTGCAGAGAAAACCGCTTCGGATGGTTATGTAAAGAAATCGTATATAGCCGCTTTCGTTACCGAGCTGCCCGACGGGAGGTTCCAGAGCAATGCGCTGGTGAGCGCCGACCTCATCCGGTTCAACGGGCATATCGTGGCGAACGACACGTTCGTGGTGGACAAGGACGGGAACTTGACGCTGAATGACATTACCGCCAATAACCTTACATTATCGGGTGACATCAACGGGAATGATGCGACTTTGAATAACATTACCTTGAATAATGTTACAGCCAATAGCGGAGTATTTAAAGGCGAATTTAGTACATCTATGTCTGGAGGAAGCCGCGTAACTATAAAGGAGGAAAATGAATATGGTACTGACGGAACATATGGCAGCATAAGAGTGTATGACAATAATAATGATAAAGTTATTGATATCGGTTTTAAGGATGGTAATGAGAATAGCCCATATATTTCGATAACTAGTGGTCATGGAAGTACTCTAAGCATTCTTAGTATTTCTACAAACATAATTAGTATGATGAATTCAACTGGTGATGGCGAAAGTGACGAGGTTTGGCTTGACACTATGTATGGATTGAGGTTTTTTAAAAATGGCATACTCAAGAAATCTTATCCAGCCAGATAATTAAAAGGATATTATAAATTAATAGTATACGTATCATGAAAATCAACTTTAGAAAAATCGAGGCACAGACCTCATTCGAGGGCGGCAGACAGACCTTCGACGCAGCCGAGACCGTCGGCAATGAAATGATGTACAACGGCAGTATCCTGCTGGACATAGGCTTTGAGGACTTAGCTAAAAGCATCTACTATTCAAAGGATGCAGTGGAGATTCCTGAACGATACAGCAAGGCCCTTGAGCTTGTAGTCAAGAACTCCCGGCTCATAGCCGCAGTGAAGCGTGAAATTATCAACCAACTGAACGTCAAGTGACATGGGCTACATCAGGTTCGTTTTGAGCAAGCGCGTGACCGGTGACGATGGAGGTGCCACGAATGCGGTCATCAGCCGTATCGAGAGTGACATGGCCGACACGGGCATGCTCGAGACGAACCTGATAATGCACGCCCTTGCCGCGCGTGGCGGCAAGGTTATTGAGATTGTAGACTTCATACTGGACTCAAGCAGGCTTGATGACAACGATATATTAGGATAGGTTATGGATAAATTAAACAGAAACTTCGTTCGTGGCAACATCCTCAAGGCCGAGGAACTGAACGAGCTTGTCGGAAAGATCAACGAGTTCGCCAAGTGCGTTAATGACAACAGCCTCGAGACGAACAAGGCGGCGATGCAGAACTTGAAAAACGCCCTGCAGGAAGTGAGGAATGCGCAGCTTGTCATCGGTACCGACCCAGGCACAGCCTTCGACGGCGCTTCCGGTGCGACGCTTGAACAGATTGTGCGCGAACTGGCCGGAGGCGCCGGAACCATGTACAGCGTATATGTCCGGAACAACATGGCCTCGCTCGGCTTCGCCACCCAGTACGGCGAGGAGTGCGTGCTTGACTTCTCCTTCATCTCGCAGTATCGCGACAGCCTGGACGAACCCTACAAGTCTACCGGAGAACTCGGCCTGTGCACCATCATGATGAAGAACGCCAAGTATGCCGACTTCACCGTGGTGAAGCAGATGGAAGTCTCTTCGGGCGTATCCATCAGGCAGGACATAGCCGAATGGCTGTCATCAGGCAGCAACAGCGTGAAGATTTCCATCAAGGGGGAGAATACCGACAAGACCACCGCACCGGTAACTTACAACGTGCAACTCACGTCATTGGGCATCAGCACCCCGAACTTCGCCTGGTGGACCGCCTTCTCCGGGAACATCAACATCCCGATGATAATCAACGGTAACATCAACAAGACACTGCACTTGACCGTCACCGGCGACGGCTACAGCCAGAGCTACGACAAGACGATAGGCACAGCCGTGTATCTGGATACTCCGTATATCTACTTGCTGGAGCATCCGGGAGCGACGGGCGTATACAACGTGAGTTTCTATCTTTCCAACTCCGACAATACCATCCAGACAAAATCCGTATCGGTCAACATCATGTGCATCCGTACGGCCAGCGAAGCCGTGAAGCTTATGTGCGTGAACAACGTGGCGGAACAGCTCACCAACTGGCAGGACAACACGGTGTTCGACTACGCCATCTACGACGGTCCGTCCGCACTGACCGAGGCAAGGTTCTCCATCACCAGAGGCGGCATGGAGGTGTACAGTTCCGAGAATGACGCCATCGTGGCGAACGCAAGGAACACCTTCACCTACCCGATGGAGGTGGAGACGGATGACGATGCCGACTTCGGCGTCACAGTCGGCGTGACGGACGGTGCGGATGCCCTGACGGAACCCATTGCCCTGCCGGTGAACAACTCGCTGGGCTATTCGGCTACGGCAGGCGCCGCACTCTATATCAATCCTCGGACCCGTGCCAACTCGCAGACGAATTACAGGAGCGTCATCAACGAGGCGGACAAGACGGCCGTACCGGTAGAGTGGAGCAACCTGAACTGGAGCAACGACGGATGGGCGGCTGACGCCGACGGAGTGAAGGCACTGAAGATATTCGCCCGCAGCAGGGCCGTGATAGACTACCGCCCCTTCGCCACGGAAGCCGCCCGCCGGGGCAAGACCATCGAAATCGACTTCAAGGTGGAGAATCCCTCGGATGCCAGCAAGGACATCATCACCATTGCGGAGAACAACGTAGGCCTGCGCGTGTCGGGCGAGAACGTATCCTTCTTCTCCCAGTCCATGCAGGAGAGCTCGACGCAGGACGTACCTATAGACAACGGTGTGCGTATCCGCCTGACAGTAGTCGTGATGCCCGATGCCTACGGGAATGCAGGGTTCAACATTGTGGCCATCTACATCAACGGCAAGAAGAACCGGCAGTATGCCTACGAGAACAACGACTACTTCCGCAATGACGGCAAGATTGTGCTGGGTAGCGATTATGCCAACCTCTACCTGTACGGGCTGCGTGTCTACGACAGTGCGTTGCCTTCGGAAGCCGTACAGAAGAACTATATCAACCAGCTGGTGACCACCGACGAGAAGCTTGCGGAGAAAAACGTCAACCTCGTGCTGGACGGTGAGGGTGTGAATATCGACTTCAATGCCACGAAGCTGCTGTACAACGTGTTTGTGGTAGACAAGCCTTTCCCGAACCTGATGAACCCTTCGGGCGTGGCGGGTAATCTGGAAGTCTTCTTCAAGGACAAGCCGGAGAGGAACTTCACGCTTACCAATCTGCTGGTGGAAGGCCAGGGTACATCTTCCAAAAAATACCTGGAGTGGAATATTAGATTTAAGATGAAAGGGCTGAAGGACGCTGATGGAAACAAGATAGCCTCCATCGCGACCTATGCCGACGGTACCACGGACAAGAACTGTGTGCTGATGTACGACAACGTTCCGAAGTCCGGGCGCCTGACCGCCAAGAAGAACTGGGCGAGCTCCATGCAGGACCACAAGGCAGGCAGCGTGGATGCCTACGATGCCCTCTTCAAGGAGACAGGCATGAAGAACGAGGCGATGGTTGCCGACCCGAAGATACGTGTGGCCGTCTATCAGGAGCCGTTCATCGGCTTCTCGAAGTCCGTGAACGAGGAAGGGCAGGATGTATATACTTGCATGGGAGAATTTACGTTCGGCCCGGACAAGGGAGATGACCTTTGTTTCGGTTATGATACGGAGGCTTTCCCGGAACTTCTCTCTGTAGAGGGCTCGGACAACGCACCGCTGGGGGCACTGTTCCGTGTGCCCTGGAACCGCGGCAAGTCATACTGGGCGTACAATGCCGATGAGGAAGCCTTCCAATATAATGATACCAATTGCTGGGACTTCGACGCCGGAGAGCTGAATGCCGACGGGACCGAACCGCTCTCTGCGCAGAGGTGGATAGATTCCTATAACGCCGTATATGTCTGCAACAACCGCATCCGTCCGTTTGGCGGCACGCTGGCGGAGCTGAATGCTTCTGTTGCGGAATATCGGAGCACGGGGTATGAGTACTGGATTGCCAAGACCGGCGATACCGACCTCTACAATCTGTACTACTATGAGGCGGCGGAAGGGAAATTCATCCCTTCGGACATCGGGGCCGGGCAGATTAACCTTAAGACACAGCTCAAAGAGTATTTAAGCAGTGATTTATCAGCCTTCACGGCCGACCAGCTGAATGAACTGTTCGTCAATGCGAGGAAGCAGCTTTTCCGGGCTACCATCCCCGACTGCTTCGACATCAGCGACGCCGTATTCCATCATAATTTCGTGGAGTTTACGGCCGGAACCGACCAGCGGGCGAAGAACACCTATCCGTATAACTTCTGCACTACCGGCAGCAAGTGGCGGTGGCGCCTGGACGATGCCGACACCATCTTCCCGATAGACAACCAGGGTCAGGACCGCAAGCCCTACCACTGCGAGATGCACGATGTTTACAGTAACGGCCAGCCCATCTGGAACGGCGAGACATCCGTATTCTGGAACATGCTCGAACTGGCATTCAGCGCCGAGATTGCGGCAGGCATGCGGAAGATGCTCAGTGCCATGGAAAGCCTGTGCGGACAATCCTCGGGCACTCCCTATGACAAGGTATATGCCTTCTACAAGAAGTATTATCTCGGCATCAAGAACTATTTCCCGGCCACGCTGGTCAACGCCGATGCCAAACGCTACGAGATAGCCAAGATAGCCTACAACAGCGGCTCTTATACCAACGACACCGACCCTATCACCCAATCGCATGGCGACTTCTGCTCTGCCGAAACCGCCTGGGTGAAGAAGCGCATCATGTACATCATGTCGAAATACAGCTACGGTCTGTTTTCAAACAGCGGAACGGACACCATCATCGTGCGTGCAGCAGGCGACCTGATAGATTACGAGATAACCCCGGCATTCGACATGTACCCGGCCATTGCAAACGGTACCAGCATCGTGCAGGGCGCAAGGACCAAGGCCGGTGAAGTGTGCCGGATGACCATCGACCTCGGCGGCTCTGCCGACCAGCAGAACGCCATCCAGGCGGCGAGCTGGCTGCTCTCCATCGGCGACTGGCACCGGAAGAACGTCAGCGGCACCATGGTGGTCCGTGGCCGGCGCCTGACGGAGCTCATCCTGGGCAGCAAGACCGAAAACGTCATCATCACCATCACCGGGCTTACCCTTGCCGACTGCGGCAGCCTACAGAAAGTCCTGTTGTCAAACATTGCCACCTTGCAGGGTACTCTTGACCTGAGCGCCTGCCAGAATATCCGTGAGATATATGCGGACGGAACCAATCTCAGCCAGATTAAGGTTCCGGAAGGCGGCAGTCTCGAAGTCATCGAGTATCCGGCAAACAACAAGTACATCGGCTTCAGGAACTTCCCCCTGCTGTCCACCGGCGGATTGCGCATCGGCCAGTGCGCCCCGAATGTGACAGACTTCTGGGTGGAGAACTGTCCTTTGCTGCAGCCCATGAAACTGCTGTCTGACGTCATCGAGGCACAGCAACCGCAGGGTGATGCCCACGCGCTGAAACATATCCGCGCAATAGGTTTCAATGAGGAGTATTACACGGCCGACGCACTCGACATGCTCGCCCGCCTCTCCGACGGCAGCTACTCCGGCTTGTCAGCCGAGGGACTGTCCGGCGAAGACCCGATACCGGTACTGGAAGGCACCATTACTGTGCATTCCAAGTACTACCAGGACACGGTGGATGCACTGAGAAGTGTATTCAACAGACTGAATCTGGTACTTGTCGGTGAAGCGGCCATTCATTTCAAGGACGCGGAAGCCCGGCGCATCTGCCTTGGCATATGGGATGCCGACAAGGACGGCTATATAACGGAAGAGGAAGCGGCCGTTCAACAGGTAATCAATGCCGGCACATTTGCAAACAATACGCGGATTGTCTCGTTCAATGAGTTCAAGTGGCTAAATTTCACCACCTCGTCCAATAATCTGTTTACCGGATGTACGTCTTTGCAAAGTATCGAATTGCCGGAAAACAGGAATATCAGATACCAATACTTTTACGGATGCGTCTCTCTGGAAAGATGCATAATAGGCAATGGGTGCGACACTATTTCAAAGCAGGCTTTCTACAATTGTGGGGCGTTGAAAGAAATTTCCATTCCTGACACAGTGACAACTATTGAGTCTGGCGCTTTCGGCGGCACCGGAATTTCGGAATTCGTATATCCGCCCCATGTCACAGCAATTAGCGGATTGGGGGATATGCCACGACTGACCCGTGTGGAAATCGGGGAAAATGCCGTGTCGGTGACCGGTATGGGGAATTCTCCTCTGTTGAAGACCCTGATAATACGGACCGAAACACCTCCGTCGACCGATTACTGGACACTGCTTAACGCTCCCCGGATACCTGACATCTATGTGCCCGACAATGCTGTCAACGCCTACAAGACATCAAACGGATGGAGAAAGTGGGCTGCGTACATCCGGCCAATGAGTGAGATAGTGGAAAGTTAATAAAAACGGTGGGAGGAACTTTCTCTCCGCTGTCTATTCCTTGTTCTTTTTAAGTACACATTCCTCCTAAATTCACACAAAGATAAGTATTCCGGATGATTTGAGGAACTTTTAAAGGCCTTTTGATAGGTGTTTAAAGAGTGCCAGAAAACAAATGAAAAATCACATTTCGTTTTGTGTTAATAACTTTAAAAAACCTCACAAAGTGATTTGAGAAAGCATCACAGAACGTTTTGCGGTTTATACGGTCACCGCGACCTGAGCCCCGACCTGAACCATAACGGGGAGATAGAGCCGGAAGAGTGGGTGAAACAATGTCCCTGCTTTGATGCGGCGACTATACTGACAGAACCGCCACCACCCAATCCGGCATGCTTATAAAATGTTTTTATTCTCTTTCTTTGTGCTTTTCTCGCGCACGTATATATATAATGTATAGTTATTTTCTCTCTTTTTCCTTTCTTCAAAATTGTTCAT